ATATTAAAAGTTTGAAAGTAAAAAATTTAAATTGAAAATGTTAATAACTATTTATTTAAAATAATTTGAAAATAATTATAAAAATATTTTTTTAATTCAAATTGTTTGATTATATTTACATAACAAATAACAATTAAATAATTCAAAAACAAATAATTAAAAAGTAAAAAATAAATAAAAATAATTACAAAAAAACTTTTTACTTTCAAACTTTTTGTTTAAATTTACAGTAACAAATAACAATTAAAACTTTAAAAATGAAACAGTTAAACTACACATCTGATGATGTAAAGGTGATCATTATTCTTTCTGTTGGATTTATTGGACTTTTACAGTGTTTATCAGTCATCGCACAATAAAACCTTTTTAAATATGAAAGTCAAAATCGACGGTCAAGTGTACGACTGTATAACTGACTCATCCAAGTACCATGGGTATACATTATACCAGTACTACGAACTAATAGGTACTCTTAGTCGCGATGAGTATAAACTACATTGGACTTTTAAGAATACATGGAACAGATACAATATAACGGAAAAAACCGTTGAACCTGACTTCTTTTGGGAATAGGGTACCACAAATGATCCTTTTTTAAGTGTGTCTGATGAGTTGTCAGTCAACGAAACGTGCCCATGCACGTCACACACAATAAAACCTTTTTAAAATGGAAAGAAAGTCCAAATTAACATGGGATGAAATTCTCCCATTGTTATCCAAAGAAACATTATCTAAAATCGCACAAGATTTAGAAAATTATTGTGATAATCTCACCAGTGGAAATGAAGTCCACAAAGTTTTAAACAACATTGAAGATATTGAAGAAATTTGGATAGGTTCATAGGCCCTACCAGTAGTAACCTTTTAAAAAATTGTAAATATGAAATGTATACTTGCGTCTTATGAGTTGTTAGAACTCTTGAATCTAGAAACTCTTAAAGTAATTAAGACAGATTTAACTGAACAAATGGAAATGTTCGAAACCGGTTATGTGGATGAAGAGGACTTACAAAGAGTAAGAAACTTCCTTGAAGCACTCACGGATCGAATAACAGAAGTGGAACAATTTTAGGCCCTACCAGTAGTAACCTTTTTTCTCTCCAAAGTTGTCTGATGAGACCTCATAGGACGAAACAGGTATTCACTTACCTGTCACAACTTAAAAACATTTTTTTTTATGATTAATTACATGGATATTTTGACCAAAAATCATCAAGATGAAGTCAAAAAGATTCAAAGTCAAATTGACAATATCACTCTTGGGTTTGAATTAAAAAAGAAATGTTTAGAACACTTTGTCCAAAATTTCGAACTCATCCAGAAAGGTTTTAAGGCCATTAGGTTTGAAGTAGAATCTTTTCAACCGGAAGTATATCTCCGTAACGACTCGGACTACTACCGCCACGATGGTCTACCGATCTGGTTTAAACTTAAAATGGTGTCCACTAGGAAACCGTTTAAAGAAGATGGATATCGCTACATGACACAAAAAGATTGGAATAGGATAGTCCAGAATGTCTCTAATGATCAACAGAAATTCTTCGAAATAACCGGTCAAAAGATAGGGATTAACCAATATTCATTGGATAAAACCAATGGTATTTTGTGTGATATGTACTATAAAATCTAATAGGCCCTCCACAAATGATCCTTTTTTACACCCATTCAATAATACCTTTTTTATGCTATACCAATATTTTGACAGCGTCGGAAATTTAATCGGAGAAGATGACCGTCCAGATTCATTTGAACCATTATCTGAATTGGCAATAGGTACCTCCATCCACTCACTTGCCGTGCTCGCTAAGGTGGATTTTACTCAGTGTGAATGCATACTTACAATGCCGTATTCTGACTGGGACGGAGAAATTAAATTTTCCTATATTACCTACAAATGGGAAGGAAATAAATTGAAAAAATATTGAAAATATATTTTTTATATTCAAACAAAAGTCCTATATTTACTAAACAATAAAACTTAATAATCATGCAAAAGTTTAAGAAAAACGAAGTCCGTCTCGACATTCAATTTGACTCCATCACACTGTTCACACCCGCCGGTAAATACCGACATGGCCGGAACGGCATCACTGGCCAAGGCATGAACCACGCAGCATTCAATAAGATGACCACCTTTGTCAATAACCATATCAATACAGGTGGCACCTTAGGCACCGCCATGGATGCACTCTGTGTACCGGAAACACTCTCAAAACTATGGCCTAATTATGACATAAAGGCACCTTCTAAGGATGACTTTAAAATTGGTGATACTGTCAGATTCAAAGACATACTCCTAATTGCCAAGTATGGTGACTGTATAGTGGTCGAGAAGAAGGTGAAGAATCTCCTCTTATCATCTTCAAGAGGTAAGGTCCGGTGTGCTCCATCACTGGTAGAAGTAATCAAATAATTATCCATTCAAACGGAGGTGCCCAATAAAGGGCCCTCCACAAATGATCCTTTTTATGAACTTCATCATCACTTACTACGAATCTGATGGGTATGGTGGTCTCCAAGGAGAGCCTAAGGAATATCCCTACGAAGCCGACTCACTCAAAATACTCGGTACCCATCTTGATTTCTATGTCTCTGTACACGGTTATATCATCACCAACATAAAAATACTACAATGAACACCTTTAGACTCAATTCGATCAATGCTACTGTCACCTACAATGAAGATGATGAGATTACTTACTTCAACAGCGTGCCCCTAGAAGTGCTCCCAGTGGGTTACTTCAACAATATATCACCACGCGATAAGTATACACTGCGGACTACTCTTAAAATTGACGTGGATGCCATCTTAGAATTTGAAGCATGGGATGGTTCAATTGATTTTAACTAATAGGCCCTACCAGTAGTAACCTTTTTTTTTAATTCATAATACTCAAGCTATGTTACCTAAAAACATCAAGGCCAAAGCCATTGAACACACAATCAAAACCTACACACCTACTGCAACCAATCCACATCAAACCTACATTCCTATTATCCTCTGCCGGTATTTGAATCAACAAGAACAGATGTCGGTGCTCATATCTTCATTGCCGTACCTGTTTCCGGAGCTGGCTGGCTTTAATACTAAGCCGGAACAATGGACGATTGATCATTTAAAAATGGCATACAAAGAAAATTTCATTGCTCAATAGAGCCCCATCAGTAGAAACCTTTTTTATGCAGTACAATTATTACAACAAAGATTTAGACTTGATAGCTGAAGAGCCTAAACCATTTTATTTTCATGACCGCGATTCTATCGGTGCTTCTATCAAACACTACGCCGCCGAAAATAAAACTGACTACCACGACTGTTTTTGTGTTCATCACTTCTCAGATGGCGAAGATACTTACTATGGTATAGTAAAATGGATCGGTGATGAAGTGATTAACACAATAAAGAAAGTGTAATCATTTTGTCTTCCACAGTTTATAAACTAAGCTCCCTATAGTCCACCCTATGAAAACCATTAACATCCTGCTAAACCAGCTCCACTTAGCTGGGTCTACGGCCCACTCAACAAAGGCGAAGGCACTATATGCCATTATCAACATCGCTAGGCCAAGGGCCAATATCATTAATTTGATTTTCATATAAATTATTTTTAAATATAAACTCCGTATTTTTTCATTCTCGCTTTCACCGCATCCATCAATATGTCTTGGCTATAGGCTTTCTTAGTCGTGCTGTTCACGATGGCCTCGTCAATAGTGCCATATGCTAGTAGCCTGTTATTTATCACCGAAAATTTTTGACCCTGTCGGTCTAGCCGTGCTATAGCCTGTTGGTATAGTTCCAAACTGTATGTGGACCCAAACCAAACAATGTTGTGGCCCCCAGCCTGCAGATTAAGACCATGGCCCATACTGGCTGGGTGCCCGAGCATGATAGGGATCTCACCTTTGTTCCACCGGTCTATTTGTGTAGGCTGTGTTAGCTTTTCTGGTTTATAAGATTTAAGGTATGCCAGAATGCGTTCTACATCATGTTTAAACGTATAGAACACCAAAAGGGGCTTCCCGTTGCTCACGTCTGCAATTTCTTCTAACGCTTTTAGCTTTTCTTGGTGTATTTCATGGTACTTTTTGTCGTCGTCGTAAATGGCCCCATTGGCGAACTGCATGAGCTTCGTAGTAAGTGCCGCCGCGTTCACTGCCGTAATTTCCTGGTCGCGTAATGCCATGACCTGATCTTCTTCGAACTGCTCATATAAATCCATGATCTTTTTTGGAAACCGGACGTCGATATTCCGGTCTATTCGCTTGGGCAATTTCAAATAGTCTTTACTCTTCATGGAGATACAGATGTCTGAAATTTTCTTATGTATTAAACTTTCATATTCCGAAGTCTTCAAATCATATGTATAGATCACTTCACCTTTACGTTTACCAGGTTTAAAATAGTTATCCCGGTATTCAGTCAATGTCTTACCTAGCCGTTCACCCTTATCCAACAAGTACATCTGACTCCACAGGTCAATCATACCATTGGGTGCTGGTGTGCCAGTCAATCCTATCACCCGCTTCACCTGTGGCCGTACTCTACGCAGTGCCTTAAACCGAATCGACTTTGCTGACTTAAAACTACTCAGCTCATCTATCACTACCATGTCAAACGGAAATTTACTGCCGTAAAACCCCACCAGCCATGCTACATTCTCCCTATTGATCAAATAAATATCTGCCTTACTCCTGAGCGCTGTCAGTCGCTGTGCTTCAGTACCTAATATCTTTGCAAATTTCAAATGTCTTAAATGCTCCCATTTTTTTGCTTCTTCTTCCCATACTGACTCCGCTACCCGCTTGGGTGCTATTACCAGCACCCGGTCAACTTCTAACATATCATTCATCAGTATATCGATGCCCGTCAACGAAGTTGCCGTCTTACCTAAACCCATCTCCAAAAACAACCCACACGCTGGATTGTCTAAGATATGTTCAACTCCATGTTCCTGGTATGGATAAAAATCATTTCTGGTTAGCATCAACATAGTTTAAAAATTTATTCAGCTGTTCGTCATTAAAAATTGTCCATACCTTTATATTCAATCCTAATAGCTGCTTATGCACATATTTTTGTCTTTCGCTCAGCACACCTTTGTGATCCTTGAGTTCAACCCAATATTCTTTACCACCTGGCATTAACACTTTCCTATCTGGCCACCCGGTCATCGTACCTATAAACTTCACCGCGAGTCCATTTCGCTTCTTTACTGCCCTGCCTAACTTATCTTCAATTCTTTTTTCCATTTTCCATACATTTTTATGTTCAATTCAAAAAGGTAACGAGTAACGAAGTAACGAAATTTCCCTTCTAGTCTCTAGAGATTTTTAAAAAGCTACGTTATTATATATTTCCTATATATGATATTACTATATTTACTATTAAAAGTCTTATATATAATTTGGTTACTTCGTTACCTTTTCTCATCTAATTTAAGCCAGGCCTTATTATTGAAGTGTAACGAAAACGTAACAAATAGGTAACGATCAAATATTCGTTACCTATTTTTGCTATTTTTCTACTTTATTTAGCAAATTTTCTACCCAATTGTCGATTTTCGCAAAAAGTTTTTGCACACCATAAATTTTAAATTTCGCGGCTTTTTTCTCCTCTTTCCATCCCGGCACCTGCCGTAGTATGTCGTTTATTTCTCTCATTTTTACCCGGTCCATGTCTTTTGTAGTACCACCAAACAGCTCACAATATATCTCTAGGGCACAAACTTTTGTACGTTCTACACTACCTTTTTCGCTTATCACATCTTCGTCGTCCTTTGTTTGCAGCCAACCGCGTCGTTCATTAAGACTCATCTGCCTCCACTGTGTAGGCAGCAAGGTATCTAAGTATTCAACTATCAAGCCATATTTACTGTCTTGCTCCATGTGTTCTTTTTGTACCTTATTTGCTACCGATTCCATATAATTATCTAAGTGTAGTGTCTCACCATCTTGATATAGTTCTACTGCCTGTGCCCATATTTGATCTACTTCATCACTATTCAGGTCTTTGAACGGGTCCTTAGTACGCTCCGCGTATTGGGATTGTATCGGCCAAAAGCGCCGATTACCAGTCGGGTCGCGTAAGAAATCCATATTATTAGTAGATGCGAAAAATATGCTTTGCCGCGGCAATGTGATTTTGTTACGGCCGTATGCTGGTCTGAAAGAATCTTCTGCCTTACCGACGAAGTGTTTGACGATGTCGATATCTGCCTTACGCATACCGGCAAGTTCACCTATCTCGATGAGCCAGGCACCCATCAGTTGTTCGGCGCCTTCCTTAGAATGTATCATGGAGAAACTGAACGAGTCACTGAACCATTGGCGCCCGAGTTTTTTGATGAGTGTGGATTTGCCAATACCCTGCTTGCCGACCAATACCAGTATATTGTCGAACTTGCACCCGGGCCGAAATACGCGCGCCACTGCCGCAACGAGGATTTTGCGCGTAACAGTAATAGTGTATGGGGATTCCTCGGCGCCAAGGTATTCCACAAATAAACGGCTGATCCGGTCAGTACCATCCCATGTGAGCCGTTCCAGGTAATCTCTAACCGGGTGGAAGGCATGGCTACGTATATGAGTGGCGAATGCGGTTGAGATGTCGGGTCTTGATTTGATGCCATAGTGTTCGATATATTTGATGAGGTTTTCTTCGTCGTCGTCGCGTATCTCGCGGTTTAGATCCGTTACTGGGTCCTTGCGCCAGATAATATTACCGGTAAGTATCTTCTGTTGCTTGAACTCATCATATTTGAATTTACCTTTGAGGTTTGGATCATTCTCCAGTATGACGGCCACGTTATGGATCGTAGATAAGCATATACCAGTCTTGGCATTTACGTCCAGCTTCTTATACCATTTCTTATCTTTCAGATTTTCGGTGTCCGGCTTAATAGATTCTCTGTTTCCTGGTTTAGTCTTGCGAAGCTCTCCAGTAGTGGCTGTGTGTTCTGTTCCATCTGGTTCAGACTCCTCGCTATCCTCGCCCAATACTTCTCCATCTTCTTTTCGTGTAGATACCGCATTCTTCTTTGCCTTTTGCTTAGACGAATTTTGAATACTATCTGCTTTCCTTTGTTGCTGTCCCAACGACTGTTTATTATCTCCATCTTCTTCAATTTGGTAATCGTCGTCGAAATCTGACATAGCATTTGTAAGACGATCGGTGATCAATGTTTCTTTTACTGCGGATTGTTTTGCCGCGAACTCCTGCATTAATTTGAATGATGGTAGTTGCCCACCTTTCAAATCCTCGAACTCCGCATCTTCTGGGTCTTTCAGACCAAACTTATGTAGCCTGACTAAGTCAAATGCGTTACATAGCTTACCACCCGCTGGGTCAGTACCGTGATGCGAATACGCGTACATATCATCGTATACTACTACGCCCGCAGTTGTCGACCCAGGTTTGTAAGTGTATCTCACACCATCGCCGTTTTCACCAGCCGGCTCGTAGATGTCACTGAGAAATGTATCTATCGCGTCTTGTATGGTGTATGCCTTACAAAAGGCACCTATTAGTCCTGGCTTTTCAGTCGGGTCGGCCTGTTGTTTTATGTCACGAACTAACTTTTTTGCTTGTTTTTCTGATACCGGCCATTGGCTACTATCGCGCCAGTCTTTATACATATCCAGGACCTCATCCGGGTCCATCCAGGGCGCGTCTAGGATTTTCGTGATATATTCCCCGTCTTTCGACGTGGATGGCCAGTACATAAGCCTAGAGGGTTCGAAGGTGGTTGGGTCGAACACTTCGATATCGAGTTCACCTGCCACCTTTCTGCCGATGGCTGTATATTCGTCCGAGAATACCGGCCTGGACAGCGGTATGATAAGTCTGAGACGTGGATTGTCTGGTGAGTGCTTATGTGTTGAGTAGAGTACTGCAGCCCGGCCCCAGGTCATTACGTAGTCTTCCCAGATTTCTAAGGTACCGAAATCAATATCTAGCGAGAGCATACTACGGTGCAGGACAGCGTTTTTCTTACGTCTGCCACCATTGATAAATCCACCTACAAAACCGCCGACGTCTTTGATCTCGTCTTGGCGTTCCTTTTTGGATTTAGTATATTCCAGGTAAGTTTCCCGGGTGCGGGTAGTTTTCTTAAGTTGCTGTATTAGTCCTGACCATAGTATTTCTTTGTTTTTCCAGTGTTTATCACGACGGTATTTACCGACCGCGATATCTAGCAGTCCATCATGTAATATCATAACCAATCTGTGGCTTTATGTTAGGCGTGTCTGCGAATATACGTTATTATAAAATCTGAATTATCTGCTGACTTTTCTTGCCTACAGAGTCATAACGGCTACTGGCATTTGGTTTGTAGTTAACTCTTATGTAGCGTGCATAATTACCTGGTTTTCTTTGGCCATCGCCGACGTACGTTTTCTCATAAGATTTCGGCATGCCATCTTTATATGCAGTAAAATAGATATGTGTCTCGTCTACGTGTAAGACTATTTGTTCGCGGCCGAGTAGTATAAACCGGTCATCTATGTTGAGATGGCAAATGCGCTGTGCGTCTGGCCTGGGCCGGTAGTTATAAATACTCATCATCTCAGCCGGCACATACGGGTATACACAGTTTTGATAGGTAGCGTCCAGTTCCTTAATTAGATTGTTGAAATTATCTTCCAAATCATTTAAGTACTGTTGCGCATTTGTCTTTAGAGTAGGTGGTAAAAATTCTACTACGTCTTTCAGCAGGGTAATATTTTTATTGATCATAGTTTGGTTTTTATTTTGTCGGTTACATTTGAAAATATTACTCCAGTTAGATAAGTTTCTATGCGAATATATTCGTAATGACTTTTAAATCTATGAACATGGTCGTAATATACTACTAACGCGGTAATATCGTCTGGACCAGGTAACACATGAGTATATTTACGACCTGGATTATTTTGTTCATCTGTATATACGTATTCACGAATCAATATGCTAAATTCATCTGACTCGTATTTTAACGGTTCGTATCCCATGTTGATTATAAATTTACGTGATGTTCTTTGCAGTAATAAATCAGATAGTCATCAAAACTCATAGGAATTTCTCGTTCACGGTCATAAAATTTTTTAAGTTCTAATTTCAATAACTTCATGACCTTATCATAATCCTTTTTAGGTACATATTCTATATATCCTAGTCCACCACATTCACGACAATTAGGCATTGAATTTTCCCAACCTACTACAAATCCTCTACCATCACAGTAAGGACAGTTATGGTCTAGCGCAATTTCTAAATCCCGTATAGTTGATTTTAATTTGTCTATCTGAGATTCATAATTTTCAATTTGCCTGTCATATTCTGCTGCGTCCATAATTTATTCCTCCTTATCTTGTAATCCAAAATACTGGTTATATTTATCATCCTCGTTGAGATGACGTGTAAATTCAGATAGAAAATTTATAATCTCTGATACTTTCATAGCACTTAACTGTGCCGGTAATTTCTTCTGCATTGCAAAACTCATTACGCTATGTTTGACGTCACTTTCTTTGATTTTGATTTTGTAATCTGGCATATCAATCTGCGTTTTTAGCCCATTCGTTTAAATTGGTATCGTGCTGATCTTTCAACCGCTCGGCGTGTGCTTGCAACCGGTCTAGCAGTTTAGCAATTAATTTTTGCTCGGCCTTGTTAGCACCGATGTTTATAGTAATGGTGCTACCGGTGTGTACCCGGTGCGGTAATACACTACCCTCTACGTGGTAATTACGATGATGTTCGACTTTTTCAATGTGGATCATGAGAAGGGAGTTTTTGGAAGTTTGCGATAATATACTACTTTTCGACTATCATGAATATATGGTGATATCCGCCAAGTTTTATCATCTTGGTATATCGCAATTTTCATGGATTCATCTTCTAACAAGACTAAGTAGTCCATACCTTTCTTTGGTTTCTTATAGTTTGGATAAAACGGCTGTGCAGCATGCCATTTACTTTTTTTAGTCTCAGTATTTATTACTTTGTTGTCTGTGTCATTTTGAAAAGGACTATATACCATGTCTACTTTCGTATTCCATGGCACGATAAAAAAATCGCCCCATCCTATAAATCCTGTTTCAGAACCCATACCTACTTGATTTGGTACATGTACTTCTACTCCTTCATTTTTATTTACTGATAATACTTCAAAATATGAATTTATAAAATCATCGTACCAAAATGTTTTCTTTTGACATTTTATTACTTGTACTATCATGGCAATTTTTTTAAGTGGTCGTCTAGTATTGACTGGTTAATTAATGATTGATTATGCGCTAGCCAGCCTGCTTCAAAGCCGAGTTTATAGGCCTGGCTTACTTCATCTATGGGCAGTTCAGTTTCCATGTCGTACGCGTCGTCCAACTCATCTTCTTCGCTATCTTGCTTAATAACTGGTGACCATTTGTCATTATCTATCCAGAATGAGGTGTGAAATCGTGAATCCGGTGATATAACATCTAGCCAATTGCCGTTGATGCGTTCTACGACGTAAATATTACCAAATTGGTCTTGTACTTCGCTGCCTGGCACGGCTAGCCTGAGCTTTTCTTCTTTAGTCATTGGTATCTTTTTAATATAGAGGTTATGGCAGCTTGTTTATTATAACTACCTTCTTCTGTCATGTCGATGTATAAACCGATGCCGAGTCGTACCTCAGTAGCGATGAGTTCCATCAGGTGTGCTATCTCCCAATCTCTGAGTCCCGGCATTTGTGCTAATGTTATATCTTTCAACTGCTTTATTAACTTGGACTTGTGCATCTGAATTTACCTTTAGAAGTGTTGTTAGTGTCGCTTTCAATACGTTAGTTTTTTCTACCTGTGCGTTATATAAATTCCGCGCCAATTTATATTCTTTTTCCCAGTGTCCTGATTCATCTTTTTTGTCCAATTCAGTACGTTGTGCTTCTACTAATTTTTCTAACCTGGTATTTTGGTCTAGCATCTTGTTATACATCATACTATGCCATTCTAAATTGGCTTTTATTTTTTTACTTTCTGCTTGCAACACGCGATTTTCTTCGCAGGACCTATTCCAGTTTTCTTTTGTTTCTTCGTAGGATTTTTTCAACTCGGCATATACGGCATCATCTTCACCAGTCACTTTTCTTGGGTTATACAGTGGATTATATTTCCAACTGTCAAATACCTGTGTATCGTTAGTATACATGCCCATGTTGGGACGAAATATTCTAGGTGCTATTTTTATTTTTACACGTATAATGGCTTGGACTAGTGCATTTATTCTGGGACCTAATTCATCTATTGGCCACCACGTATCATCTACTTTTTTACTACTAGGACGCTGGTCTGCAAATTCCGGAAATATTTCAAGTACATTACTAAATGGTAATAATTCTAACGGTACGTGTTTTTGTATCAGCCATTTTTTTAACCTGGGACATATAGTTAACCCAGTATTTTCATCTGCTGTGCATATATCATGTAGTACCCATGTATATGCTTCTAATCGGAGATTATCGGTAAGTGTGGTCATTCGTGTGAGTTTATAGGGTTAGTATCTTCGTAGTCTTTGGCAGTAGTGTCAATTATCTTCCAACCTGGAAAATTATTCACTATGGTTTCCAATATATCCATCTTATCATTGATTTCCTTATTGGTACCAATATTTTCATGATTACCGCCGTTGTGCAGCGTGTAATAATATGTGCCATTTTTGGCGCGTTTGATTTTTGCGTAGTTAGCATTTTTGCGTGGCATAGCGTTATAAATTTATGTATATGGAAAATATGATTCCTGCAAAGAGTATTAAGCACCCTATGATAATTAGCGCTGTGGGTATCACACCTAATGGTGTCATGTCTTCATATTCGTCATGCTCAAATTCTGGTTCAGATTGGTCGTGAATATCGTTAAATCTCATTAGTATTAATTTTAGTATATGATTTGTGTTTAGGACAGGATTCGAACCTGCGATTAAAACAACGCGTCCATTATTTTAATTTTTCCCCGCTAGTTAAAAATTGCAGTGCCCCGCAATATCTAATTTTACGGATTATTCGGAGCACTTCGTCTCCGGAATTTACCGCTCATCTACCTAAACATTTTTTTTAAGATAATAAAAATAATATAATATTATTTAGTAGAAAAATTTTTTTATTAACATTGTTAGGACTCATTCTAGAACTCTTCTGCGCCGTCTATCGGTTTATACTGGTTATTATTAACCACGTCTTCGAAGTCTTCTACGCGTGTCCAGGGTCTTCTATTACTGTTCTGTGTAGATAAATCGGCCCAACGGCAATTATCTTTCGAATATCCTTTGAAATTATTTATCTTATCCAGTGTCATGCCTGCTGGGCGGTCACCCATATCGTCGTAGAAGTTCTTAAATTCTAACCACCGTGGATCTACGGTAATACCCCGGCCGCCGTATAGATGATATTTGTCGTGGTTCGGATTAGTGCAGCGCTGTATCATGTTGCTCCATGAGATGTAGGTACTACTCTTACTGAGTCCGTGGCTTTTATTTTTATTGGGCATGCATGTTTTACAGCTAGTAACAGTGCCATTTCTCAGATGTTCACTTAGTACTACTCTGCTCTCACCACATTCACACATGCATAACCATCTTGATTTTCTACCGGCCGTACTCATCCAAGTGGTAAGCACATGGAGCTTTCCATAGTGCTTACCTTTTATGTCAATTTTTTTAGTACCCATGACTTAGGAAATTAAACCAAGTTCTTCTAATTCACCAAGCGTAAATACTGGTGGGATTATTTTAGTCACTTTTACCTTAAATTCGTGGCTTTCGGCGTAGGGCAACAACCAACCCAATTTATCTTCTATTAATTGTTGCTTGTCTTCGAGTCTGAATCCATCTTGTATCCAAGATTCAGCTACTTGCATTTCGATTTCGACTTTGTAGGTTTTCATGTTTTTTTAGTTTTATTGTTTATTTGATTGATGAAGTAAAATAATACAATATTATTCAAACTAAAAAATTTATTTTCAAATATTTTCAAAAATATTTATTGACTTAACAAACCATTGTCAAAATCTTCTCTGCGTAGTAGTCGTTTCTTGCTGCGTTTAAAAATGTATGTAGTATCGTCGTAGTGTACTTTCACAGTACCATCAGCTCCGTAGTCAATATCATTATCCTCTATGAACCATACTATACCACCGCCGCTAGATACTATTGAACTATCGAACGCAACAGTATCCTGCTTTGGTACGGTATCTATTATTCTATATGGATCACCGATGGTGCCTTGGCCAGTAATTATTGGAGACTCCAATACCTTGGTATCTATCAATAAAATTATGTAGGTGAAGACAATTATGAGGAGTACAAAATTTTCACGTGTGTATTTCATATGGTAAGCTATTAGCTAATTTTTAATAGCGGCAATATTTTTAATTGCCGCATACGCTTAGTTGCGTATATCTTCCAGGATTTGGGTAGTACATGGATGCACGGCTTCTAAGTCGTCATCTGTCACGTGCTTTAGTGACATCAACTGCTCATACATGTCTTTTAAATCATCTACGTATTTCTTACGTAGTGATCCAGGGGTACCTACCAATAATAGTTGAACTGAATTGGTCAATAATACCACGTCTCTGTCTGTCATAAATAAAAATTTAAAGTTTGAATAATGCAGTAAAATAATACAATATTATTCAAATTAAAAAATAAATTTTTTTTCAGCAATTTTACTATGCAAAATTTTACTATGCAAAATTACCGTTGCATCGAGATTTCTTCTAACCGGCTAAGTGCGTCCCATACGATAGCTAATTTGTTACCGTCCTTAGTATCCTGGTATTGTGCCGGTGGAAATACTTCTACCAATTGCTTTTTTGCATCTTGCGCTAATATATAGTCTTGTTTCCAGTCACTCATGGTATATATTTTAATAGATTAAAAATACGTCACGGTCTTGTTGTAGTGGATATATTTCTTTGCTAATGAAATCTATCAACTTCTCACGCTTGGTACGTAAGTGTAGGCTGATAATCATGCGGTCATTGTCCAACGCCCATGCCCGTACATCTTCTTCAGTGATAGTATCACTTACCACATCGCGTAGTTCGGCAATGGCGTTCATCACTGCAATTATAATTTCATCATCAGTTAGATCTTCTTCTAATATCCGTTGTACTTTTTTGTTTACTGCCTTGAATGCTTTTTCCTTACGATTAGAGTTTGCCATCTGGTATCTTTTTAAACTTAGTAATAAAATCAGCGTATGGTCGGGTGTACCAATGTACGTCATTACCCATCATACGCGTCTTTAATTTTATTAAGTACTACTGTTTCATTCCACCAGGCCTCGAATAGCGGAATATTTCCTTTGGCAACAAAAGACGGTAGCCTGTGAAGTTGTTCCTTATCCCCATCCAACTCCACCACCCGCGCTTGTGCATCTGACAATTCAGCCTGAAGTAGTATAGCCTGATTCTCCCGATCTTCCCATGATTGCTCCTGCTCTGCAACATATTGGCTAAGTTGGTTCACCCGCGCTTGTAGGGCAGCGGTTTGTTCGTTCATAGCGCTAAGAATATGCATCCACTGATAACCTGTTACAGTATCCCGTAATAAGTGTTTATGCAGTATTTCCTCCGGCGTTAATTGTTTATTTTCCATTATTATTATTTTGAATATGTACCGAAAAATACTATGTAGTATCTGGTCAGTGGTTTATTAGTCCAATACGTAGTTTTAGCTGTGGTAACATCACTACCAATATAAATAGTATGCCTGTGCCGTTCATCTTCATGGATACTTACTACTTCTATTATACGGGCATATTTTTTTATTACTACTGGTACGCATGTAATCTGTACCATATCCTTTATTTGTGTGACTGTTATTTTGTATTCATCTGACGCGATAGTGTCATCTGAATCATATTTAGTACAACCAATAAATAATAAGATAATCAATAAATATTTCATGGTTGGTTAGTTCTTCTATGTACAAAACAATTTTGTGTATCCAGTTGGCAGGTATTAGGTATAAATGAAACGTCTTTTAAAAATTTGTTACACCAGCCGTAATTAATCCTAAATGATGGGCTAGTAACTTGACCTTTATTGTTAGTATGCATTACGTCAAATTCTATGTATTTATCAAGTTGACGGCACATATGTATACAGTCATTGCAGTTACAATCTATTTCCTGCCTAGCTATTATGGATTCTCTGGTCATATTTCGTCGTAATAGTAATACAGTACACCATTTTTTTCCCGCTCCACCTTATAGCAAATATTCAGTACACACAGGGGTCGCTTTTGAATTTCCACGTTTAACCAATTTACTAACTCTATGTGGTTAATAAAGAATTTTAACTTTATGTCTTGATTTTCTATACCAGGCGTGATGGTATAATACAACATCACTGATTGCGCGTTACCGATCTTATGACAAATAGATACGATATTGAGTTCAGTTTTTTTGTTCTGTTCGTTTATCCATTTGCAACATTCGCGGTGATTTTCAAAATGTCGGCACTTAACATATTTACCTTGTAAGCTCATTTAACTATAAAATTATTGTGGTAAAATTTTGAATCTTCGTTCGTACTGGTAAGTGCAAACAACGTATTAGCCAACTGTTCGTTGTCCATCTTGTGTATCTTTTGCATGACTTGAAATAATTCAGAATGAATTATTGTAAGTGCCTTATCTCTGGTAAGATCTATAGTAGTATAGTTGCTCATATTTCTGCAGTTTGCTCAGTTTTTATCTCGCGGTAAATAGTATCTATACGATAGTTAATTTCTGCTTCTATGTATTCTTTTATAAATAGTGCTTTGTTGTCACCTTGCATTTGAATTTTTATACGACAAAATTCATAGAGTTGATTTAATTCAGCTAAAGACATTTGTTCTAGCGTAGTACTCATTAGCTTTATTTTTATAGGTAAAAAAATGCCGCTACTTTATATGAATATAGTCTCATTACCTATACTAAATATTTCGCGGCAATTTGCAGATCGTTTTAACCGAATGCAGTTACCTGCGCCCCGGAACAATAACCGCCGTTGGGCACGCCTGTGACATACACCACTACTGTAAATGAGGACACGTTAGCACCTACAAATGCATTAGTTGCAGTAAATGTTCGCCATTTTGGCGTACCTGGAAAAGCGCTGTGATAATAGTAGGCTTTCACTGAAATTGCTCTGTCGTAATTAGCTGGTGGACATTCGATGAAGACGTGAATCACACTGTTTACCTGCACCCATTCTGCACTGATAACTGTGGCTTCGTCCATCCGTACTTTTTTAACATCAGGTTTTACAAGTTCATAGACCCAATTGTTTTTTACATCATCCTGGATTACCGGCGGCATGGCAAAAGAAAACATGATTGGCAATGCCAACAAAAATAATAGTCGTTTCATTTGATTTTTATATTTAAAAGTGAAGAAAACTAATTAATGACCCTCCAATCCCATACGATCCAATGTTTGGGCAGTGGCTTAATTCTTTTGCGGTCGAAGTAATAATATTTTCCTTTTAGTCTGTATCCGGTTTTATAAAAAGCTATTGCGGTTACGTCAGTGCGCACTATCTTTAGGCTTAGTAATTCGTCTGATTCACGGTTGCGTGCTTTAACCGGCGGATGTGCACGCATAAATGAGTCTAGTTCGGCTAACGATTTAAACGGATGGTCTATAACCACTTCTTGTCCTTGTAGTCTAACCGACCACAGCAACAAAATTAATAGTAGTTTCATGGTCGAATAATATTTATATATTCTGCAATAGAATTGCCTTTATCATCGAATACTACTAATTGCACTTCAGATCTACCAGCACCTAGTGATACGGTTTTGCCTTCAGTCTTAATGCCGTTGACAATCCATAAGTATTTAAGATTAGTAGATTTGGAATTATACGCTACTGCTTCAAGCGTTGGCAAATTTTGTTTTATGGATACATCCCAGTACACTCTTGGTTCTACCGTCTTAGTGCACGCGGTAAGTATTAGTGCTAAGGCACCAAGCAATATAATTATACTTTTCATGAAATTAGGTTTTTAAGTAAGCCGGTAGTGTCCCGGCTTACTCGGGTTTAAATTTACACTTTTTTAATTTTCTTTTGCTGGGACTTTTTTTGGACCAGCTTCTAACCTGGCTTTTACCTTGATATTGTTTTGGTCGGTAGCCGGGTCGTATGCAAGTTCGTAGGTAAGTGTACCTGTTAAAGTGCGGTCATCCTGGGCGAACTCTTTTAAATACGTGCGGATAATTTCCCGGATTTCTTGGTCCATGGATTTTACCATTTCATTTTCAACGTGCTCGTTAATTTCGTCACGTGTCATGTTGCCGGATAACAATCTTGCTAATAGCTCCATCGGATTCATTGGTGTGTTTGACATGTTTTTTAAGTTTTAATTGTGATTGATGATGGAGTAAAATAATATAATATTATCCATATAAAAAAATTTATTTTAAAATATTTTCAAATTATTTCTTCTAGATAGCTTTTTAGGTACGGAATATCTTCTAACATTTCAGGTGATATTTGATAGTATACGCTGTTTTTCATGAACTGTGGCAGACTGCGAGTAAATGCTTTTTCAAATTCATTCTTAGTAGTCGGTTCAGCTAACGTAACCGCATCAGCTAACGTAACCGCAATTGCCTTGGGTGCAATTACCAATGTAGCTAGCGATTTTAAAAAGCCTTTGCGTTCCATTAGATTATTTTTTAACAGCTATAGAATAGTCACAGTTAAGAGCGTAAGAAATCATTATTCCCCCTTTTGTATACACCGCTTCATTAGTAGTTTCTGCGGATACTGAGAGTGTTAGTTCTGGATATTTCCAATTAAAATCTTTTACTAATTTTTCAACAGTGGTTCTTATTTCTGACGCTTCTTTTCTTGCTTCAATAAGTGATTCCATATTGCTATTTTTTATAATAGTTAGTTTCAAAACCTTCTGCACCTAATGGTAATGTGCGTGCCCAGTCTGGCGGTATTGACATAATACGGCACATATCTGCTGCGCTTTTCTCACCGCCAGGTTGGTACTCCGCGGCAATTTCATCGTGGACATGCAGCACTATGTCGTAGCCTGCTTTTTTCAACATCAACATACCGTGTGCCAATATGTCGCGTGCAATTGCCTGTACGATATTCTCGATTAGTTTACCACCGTATGTGAATATTCTTACCCACTGGTTGGTCTCCTGGTTTAGTCCCATGTAAGTAAGTGATGGACCATACTTACCCTCGCGTATCTCGGGCGCATAGTATGACAATCTACGGCCTGACGGCAGTTTTATGAATAAAATGCCATGCTCGACAAAGCAGTCCGTATTAAACCCTATTGTGATCCTCTGACCTGTCTCGACTGCCTTAATTACACATTCGTTGGTATGTCGCCACAAATTTACTATTTTCTGATTCGTATTACGCCAGATCTTAACTAGTTTGGGTAGTCCCTTCTCATCTAACTTGGCACCAGTAGATTTGGCCATGCGCATTAAGGCATCAGGGCCACCACCAAAACCCAATGCCAGTTCTGAGATTTTACCCTTGGTACGATATTCAGATTTTTTGTCAATAGATTCTATTGGTATATTAAACATCTTGGCAGCTGATGCTTCATATATCAATCCATGTGTCTTGAATACTTCTAATCGCCATTTCTCACCTGCTATCCAGGCAATGATGCGTGCTTCAATTGCTGAATAGTCTGCTACTCCTAATACATATCCTTTGCGCGGTATAAAAGCAGCACGTATCAAACTTGATAACGCACTTGGCGCGTTGTAATACCATTTAAATACTTTGTACTCACCTGACCTGATCAATTCACGCGCAAAATTCAGGTCTTGTTTTTCTAATACGCCGCGCGGTAAGTTGTGTAATTGTACGCCACGGCCGGCCCATCTACCAGTACGACCAGCACCATAATATTGAAACATGCCTTTGACCTTGCCATCGCTGCACATGGAGTCTATCATCTTAGCGTATTTCTTTACGCTAGTTTTAGAGATGTCTTGGCGCAATTTCAAGACACGTTTTATCTTATGTCCATCCTCATATTCCATATCATCTACATCTTGTAATAAGGCCGGAATATTTTCTTTTGTAAGTGCATCAGTATTTGAAAATGGCATTAATGGACTTAACCATTTTTTTAACTGTGCCGCAGAATTTGGATTAGTAACAAAGGTAAGTTGCTTTAATTCACTTACTAACTCAGCATGAAAACGTATGTCAAAATCTATCGCATTTTCGGCTAAGTCCACATCTATGACTACGCCGCGCCTATTTATCTCTTGGTCCAAATACCACAGTTGTCGTTCAGTAGGCGTGATAGGTATTTTACGCGCTAATATTGAAATTGATTTTTCAGCATCTACGTCACGTACGCAGTAAGTTAAAAATTCTTGCCATTTATCTGGCGCGTGCTCTGGGAAATTACGAGTACGAAAACCGTTTTGCAGTGTAGGTTTACAGGGGATACAAAAATACCGGATCAATTGTTTTCCCTTTGGGTCTTTCTTATGTGTAGAATTGATAGCCTTAGTAGCTGCATCCAAGCCCATGGGCAGTCCAATCATTGCACCGCGCACCATGGTACATTCCCATTGTGTATACCAATTTTCATACCATTTTTCAATTCCGAGATATTTATATAGACATTCTATTTCAAATGCAGCACTATACGCTATCTTTAAAACTTTTTTATCTAGCAACCAATCTATTAATTCTCGCGGCATTGACTGCTTAGTAAGATCTATTATTTTAGTAGGGCCATAATTAAATGAATACGCAATCATCAGTATAGTAAAATCTTCTGCTTCTACATACTTATACACACCACCATCAATACCGTTAGATGAAAACGTCTCTATGTCCACATTTAATGTATCCATTAATCTTTATCTTTTTTCAGTAATATGATTGCAAAAAATGGCCATAGTATAGCACATACAGTCGGTATCCAATCTTTGAATTTAACACCGTGATATTCTTTGTCTTTTACCATCATATCATCTATAATATGCAGCATCAATAAATAACCTATCGAATATAAAAATGTGGCTACGATCGTTAGTAGTATCATTATCTATATTTTTTAGACCAATTGACTTGGCGTATTAATGTATCCTGGTTTGCAACAATATATTTTTTGACTGCTTCTTGTCGGGTTAGATCATGGTTTTCCAGTATATAAAGCAGGTATTGGGCTGGTACTTCATCCATGCGTTTACCCTTATGCTGACCATACGGCATTTTGTCAAAGTCATTCAGCGCTGGTGTGTATTTGAGATTGTTCATGCTGTAGTAGTGTTATGATGTCAATTAAAATTTTTTGTCTTATTTCAATATCAGTAGGTGCCCACCAGAACCCTGGTAGTGCCGAATAGCGCATACCATCATCAAGGGCATAAAATTCTGGAAATGCAGTACGCACCTCATCTGCAGTAGTCCACGATTTTGGATGTGCTACATTTTCTATCATCCAACGTATTAACCTAGGACAGATACCAGGTGTGCGACCTTCTTCATAGGTTTGTAATCTAGATAAGGCATATTGATAGCCTGCAATTTTTTGTTCAGTAGTAAGTATCATATCAAATTAATTAAAAAAAGCGGAGGCTAATGGTCTCCTCCGCTTGTTGTTACTATTGCTTGCTACTAACCGAAATCTTCGTCGTCGTCCAATTCAAATTCATCATCGAAATCATCTTCTGCATTGGCACGTCCACCCAGGCGCTCGCCGTCTTTTATCTTCTGTAAATTCTGCAGACCGGCACCAATACCAATATTGCCCTTGGCTTTATAACCAAAGAAGTTAATAGTCGCACGTCCATAGCAACCACTGTAGATTTCATCTTCATCAGTGATAGGATTGCGGTCCTTATCTACTATACCTGGCTTAGTAGTAGATGATGCAGTAATAAAATAACAATTGGCATAATTTGGATCTTCTGGCCGGTCTTCATCACCATCACGCAACGGGTTGCGCAATTTGGCGGGTATTTTACCGTCCCATTTGCCTTTGTCATTTTCTTTGGCGGCATTGATAGCAGCCTGGATTTCTTTTAATTGCGCTTTGTCTTTCTTGGGTATGATCAAAGATACCGAGTATTTTAATACTCCACCTTCTTCCATCGCCGTAGGACGAAACGCATTGAGATAGCTAAACCGTACTAACCCGGTCCGTACCTTTGTTGCGGGTGACTTTTTTTCTGTCATTTTATTAAATTTTAGTTGTCAACAATGTTAATCAAATCTATCTGGATCACCATTTATTTGTGCCAGATAATCATCATCAAAATCTTCTTGTGCTTTCTGTACCGAATTATATGCCGGTCGCTTATCAGTCTCCGGTACTAATGTAGGTTTGCCATCTGGTATGATTACCAAATCATGTAACAGGCGGGCAAAATCTTTTTTAGAGATTGCCTTTTCCATCTCAGTAATTGGCAGCGGTTGTATTGGCCGGGTTATAACATCTTCTTTGAAACCCTCTTTCAACAGTTTCTGTATCACCTTATCCGGGTCCAAATATTTTCTCCTCGCCGTGCCTTGTACCACTTTATAGCCCGGCCAATTTTTACCGCTGTTCAATGCTTGTTTTAATGCAAAATCTTGTAGTGAGTTAATCCAGTTCGTAAACATCTGGGCTCTGCTCATAATAAATACTAAATCATCGTCGGATATTTCCTCACCTGCCGCAAAATCGAATTGCGCAATTTCCATGTTATAATCATGTAGTGCCTTACATTTTGCTTTGGCACGACAGAAATGGCAATGATCACCTGGTACAAACTCACCTAAACCTTTATCTGCCAGTTGCGCTTTTTCCATCAACTCACCGTCGGCCCACGCCCGTAATTTTTCCACACTAATTCTCCAGGTGGCAGTGTTATTAATGCGCGGTTGAAATATTGTCAGTTCTACTTCTTGTATATCGTAGATATAGTCGAATTGTTCTAACGCACCCAGCGCGTACAACATCATCTGTTTATTATTCTCACACGTTACTGGTTTACCCTTACCATATTTCAAATCGATTAATCTTAATACCAAGTCACTCACAATTACTACGTCACCAGTACCAAATCCGTCTGGCACCCATTTACTCATATCCAACGACTCTTCGAGCATAATCATGGCGTCGTCTGAGTCTGCTAACGCTTCTGAAAACTTTTCTACTGCAAAATTGGCGTAATCATCACAAAATTCAAGCATTGTATCTTCATAGAGCTCATGCTTTTTAATTACTTGAAGTTCTTTATTGAACTTCATAGTTGTAATTAAATTAAGTTTTTGCCGTATGAGTAGTTCACCTAATTTGTGCGCAAGTGTTCCCTCAGCAGCATATACGCTGGTAGTCTCTTTAAATTTTAACTCAAAGTTAGCTGATGGCGTACACGTCATCCAACGTTCTGCTGCTGAGGGAGAGAGTTTTGCGTGGGCTTTTTTCATTAGAGCGCATTTACTGCGTCAAAGAATGCGCCGTAGTCTTCTTCATCCAGGTCACCCAGTGATGTTACTTTGTAATCTTTTAGGAGTGCTTTAATTTCATCCTTGTAATCCTCGCGCTTTTCTTTTACCAGTGCTCTGATGGCCGGCAAATCTGCTTTAGTACCACCTTTTTTAGCCGGCTTAGGTGCTGGTTTTTCATCTGCTTCTTCTTCGTCATCGAGGTTTTTATTGTCCTCGTCGTCTTCAACCACTTCTTTTTTAACTGGCCTGGCTGCTGTCTTTTCTTTCTTCGCTGGTTTTGGGTCTTCGTCTTCTTTGGTTGTTGGTTCCGAAGCCGTAGATTTATTTGGCCCCCATCCTGCTGTTGCAAGTGCTGATAAAAGTGAATTTCCTGCTTCAAGCGTGATACTGCCGCTAACTTTAATGTTAATGTCCATTGTGTGGGTTTTTAATTAATAATAAGAGAAAAATGTGGAGAGTAAAAATAAATAATATAATGTTATGAATGATAAATTATTTCTTCATTTCCCAGTGTTTTTTATAAATATGCAGATCAGTTGCAAAATGAAAATAGCTACCTATCTGCACACCTAATTCTTTTGCAATTAAGATTTGTAACTGTGAAAAACAATATTGATCATTACAAAATCCATAGATCAGATCATTACTACGCATGTTAACAGTCATACACAGACGTTTATCTACTATTCTAAATCCAATAGTGAGCGTACACGGCGTGTCTAGTGAATGCAATTCATGCTCCTTGCCATCGTAGATAGTAATTACCGCACGTCGCGTGCCAGGATCTTTCTTTAATAGATTTACGACATGGTCCAACTGATTATTACGATGCCATTGATAACCGTAGTTAGAATTGACATGGCCATCTGCGTCCATCATAGTTTTCCACAGTGGTGCGTATTTTGCCATCTCACGCGCATCCGGGTTTTTGCTTTCATACCAGGCCCATTCGCGTTTGGCATAGCTTTCGCTCCAATTGCGCCATGGCACTGTAATTTTATTATCTGACGGCACCAGCATATAAAATCCTATGTTATGCAGAAATTTGGTATCCTTTTCAGTTCTGCCATAGAATAGTATTTTATCATACCAAAATGTAAATGCGTCATTGGCATTGTAAAACTTCAACGTATTGTCCCAGTAATTCCAATCCATCAGTTAATCTATATTTAGTTTTGTACACTACTTGTTTAATACCTGATTGTACTATGATCTTGGCACAGTCGATACACGGTGACAAAGTACAATAGAGAGTTGCACCGTCGCATGATATACCGTCCTTAGCACATTTAATAATCGCATTTAGCTCAGCATGAACTACTTCTGGTACTGTATTGCCGTTATCATCTTCACAGTTATTATCGAACCCGTATGGCGTACCATTGTAGCCCATGCTGATGATATTATTGTTTTTCACTAATATGGCACCGACCTTATTTCTAAGTGCCTTACTGTGTGTGGCAATAATATCTGCTATCGCTAAATACGACTCATGTGTCATACCACACCAGTTGAACCGAATCCACCTTCTGCACGTATAGTTACTTCCGGAAATAGTGTCTCAACATCATCAACCACTTCTACTTCCGAATACAACACTGGCAGTAGTACGAACTGCACTAATTTTTGTCCTGGAACTATGACTGTGCTGGTCGTACTTATGTTAGTAACATGAAGATGAATTTCACCTTGGTAATCTGAATCTACTATACACGCACCAACCTGTAATCCTTGTCTTGTAGCCACCCCGGATTTGTTAAAGGCACAGAGCATAAAATTCTTTGGCACTGCTGCTTTTATACCTGAGGGTATAAGTCTGCTACCGCCTGGCCAAATATTTATTTCCATGTAATCATTTGGTACATAAAAATCTAATCCTGCACTTTCAGGTGTGCCCCTTGACGGTGTTTTAACGTCGCGTATTTTCAATATTTTCATATGCCTTGTTTAAGTACCCATAAGGTATTACGGGATTGTGATGGAAATAGTGGTGCCATTAAATTGGATACCACGTTAGAATCATAGTACTGAGAAAGTCGGGTATAGATTTGTAACTCAGCCGGGTTCATTAATTTCTTATAGTCCTTGACGCTGGCAAAGGTACCGTACATGTCGGCAATTTCAAAATACTTTTCGATATGATGTTTCAATTCCAAATGTTCGAACTCCTGTACGGCTTTGCCGCGGCCATCGCCGGAGTCATAGGTATGATTGTCCGCAGCACCTACTTTCTCGTCGTAGTTGGGCGTGGACAGGTAGTAAGTCGCGTCTGAGTGGCCACAATCACGGAAATTCTGCAGGAACGTGTCTACGTTTTGTTTTCCTACATGTTCTATGACCTCGAATGACACGACCTTATCTGCATTAAGGCTAGACCAGCCCATATCCAGATCGTCATCTAATAGGTCCGCGGTGCGTAGATGCACCCATGGCACCTTTTCAAATTTCTTTTTGGCAATAGCAATGGTCTTTTCACGTATATCAAACCCGGTATATTTTTTTGGCTTAAACCGGTTACGATACAACACCTCGGCAAGATTAGCAGAACCACAACCAAAGTCCACTATGATGTCGTCTTTCTTGGCAACCTTTAAGATATGACTCCACCGGTGAAAATGTGCCAGGAAGTCCCGGTGAAATACGTGCCGCTCAAATGTACTCTCTGGGTCCAGGTCTGTCGTATTATAGTGTTTCTTTTTGAGCCGTAGCTCTTGTATGTGCTCATCCATCGTTTCTAGTGACATATGGTTTATATGGTATTAATGGTGTGTTAACAGATAATGTTAGTACGTGCTTTGGTGTTTTATCAAAATTATAGCCCAGGCACTGCGGATTAGTAAAGTGCGATATGATCTCACCTGGTTCTATTTTGGTCTTAACAGGACTGTTACCCCACGCAAATACTATTGGTATATCACGTTCTAATGTCAATATATGATCCAGGTTTTTAAGGTGTTCTACTGGGTTAAAGACTAGGTCACGTGGGTATGGTGTAATATTAGAATACACATTTATCAACCCTACCGCGTTATAACCCCATAGAGTGGCCAAGTTAATCATCCTAAGTAGTGTTGGTCCTACTTTATGATTATAGATATATGATGGATTCAGCCCTACAAAGTATATTCGTTTAGTAGGTATGCTTTTATCTCTTGGCCAATCTACTAGTAGTTCATAGCGGTGAGTACCGGGTTTATTCGCGTACTCACGCTGTATGTAGATCATTTTGCGTGGTTCGTACGTCATATTTGCTTACGTTTCCAGGCATACCAACGAATGCTTTCGATTTTATATTTTTCTTCGAAGTGATCAAAAATTTCTTTACTGGTCCAGCCTTTTTTAAACAGCGGTTCCAGGTCCAACTTCATGCTGGCTTTTGCGTCAGGCCGGATCTTGCGCACTTTTTTAACCTTATCTTTTTTCTTGATGGCCTTTACTTCTTTTTTACCAGCTTTAGTTTTTGGCTTGACAAAATCTTTTTTCGCCTCTTTTTCTTCGGCTTCGGCTTCTTCATCAAGCAGGTCTTCATCGACTTCCAGTGTTGCTTCGTCTTCATTGTCCTCTTCAGGGATTTCAGCTACTACTGGTGCGGCATTACGTTTTTTTAGTATGGCCACGATGTCTTTTACATCTGCTTCAGATGTCTTTTTACTTTCGAGCAATTTTTTCAATTCTAGCGTACTACGCTTTGCAAATTTTGACATGGTTTTTAAGTTTTTATTGTCGTTTATAATTGTTCCAGGCACCCATATAGGCGACTGCATCTAGGAAACTATCTTCTTTATCTGAGAATGAGATGCGTGATAACTTAATTGCTATCATAACTGCAAATACATCGTTAGCGGTTAGTGTTATACCTCTCATTTCAGATGCTATGACTGCGGCCCGTTCTATGGATTCATTCATTGGCCCATATTCACGTTCTTTTTCTTCAGACCGTTGGTTAACGATCTCATCTGCCTTAGCGAGTATGTTCATAATATGCTACTGTAAATAAGATGATAGTAATAGTTGCTATGCTGAGATATATAGTCAAGCAACGTGCGTCATGCGGTTTCATTCAGAAAAATTGTTTTTATTAAGTTTGTATTGATACGGTAAAGATAATATAATATTATCGAACTAAAAAATTTATTTTCAGATTTTTTTAAACTTTTTTTCAGTATCTGATTTTATTAGTTCTTCTACATAGCCAGAAAAGCTAAGGATTAATTTGTGTGCTTTCTTTTTACCAGCGTCAAGAACAGTGGGGTCTAGGGTAATGGCTGTATTAGCCTTGTGCACGGTTTTCTTCTTTGCCATATAAAACTTTTCTTATAAAGATAATATTATATTTTTAAATTAAAAAATTATAGCTCAGTAATTATTTTAAAATCCGGCATAGGTTTCTTTTGTTTGTCTATGTATTCCACTTCAAAAACATAATTATTGCGTTTGATTATTTTATAACACTCCCATGTATGTGGCACATAACCAGGTTTATTGCGCACGCGCAGTACTAATACTAATATGGTATCGCGCTTATAAGTAGTCCACTGACTATTACTTAGTAAACTATCAGTTTGTGCTGAGCACATATACGGTACTGCTAACATTAATATTATAAGTACTATCAACAACAATTTACTATGTCTTTTCATATCTATAAATTTGTGTCCCCTGATGGATTCGAACCATCGGCCCCTACATTAAAAGTGTAGTGCTCTGACCAGCTGAGCTAAGAAGACGTGTCGCGGTCTTTCCCGCGCGTCAGGCCCTGCACCTACCTGCAGTACTGGTATCAAGTACTTTGGAGTTCTATGATCTCCTTTCCTTGTGAGTTAAACTGCCTAACTCTCCTTCATCAAGATTGTCGGCCAACCAACGGATTCAAACCGTCTGAGTGGAGAAACCTGGAATCGAACCAGGGACCACGGATTTTCAGTCCGCTGCTCTACCAACTGAGCTATATCTCCAAAAAGCAGGTCGGTAAGACTACCAACCTGGATCAATCCGTAATTTGGCCGATGTTCCCCGTCGGCCGCCAAACGAAAATATTAATATCTTGGTTTATATCCTTGACAACCTACCATCTTACTGCCCGGGCAATCGTATTTTGATACTACACAACTGCTGGCAAAGATAGTGATTAAAAGTATTACGATTAATTTTTTCATGGTTTAAGGTTTAAAAGAACTGGGCCCGCCGCATTTTTCGTCTACCGGTCGACATCATACATTGAGCCCAGCATATGTGGTTTAAAATTTTAGTCCTGTTGATTCCGTTGCCGGATCTGCCATTTCTACGAATGTATCTCTGTGCAACGCTCTGAAATGTATATCGTCATACGGCAATATGTCGTAGTTCATATTTATCATAACCAATTGATTTGTTTCGTAGGTACGGTCTTCTAACTGGAACATAATGTTTTGGTCATTAAATTTCTCTTTACGTACGAAAAATTCTTTAGTCAAAAAACGGCCGTATTTTGAATCCATTCTCCTTTCAGTTGACGCGTCCTTTGGCAATACGTGATCTGCAAAAAATTGTTCTAGTGATTTAGCTTTAACGTTCATGGTATGTATTTTATTAATGATAAATTCTGGGTAGATACTGGTACCGGGTTGCGAAGATAAGTAATAAACAAGATAAAATCGCCACTGGGTTTTTTTAACAACATGTGTAGATAATCACGTTTATTAAATTCTTTTACTACGTCTTCAATTGTTTCACACGCTGTTTGTAGGTCAACATCTACTATATTAAGACCATTACCGAATTGAATTTCTACTGAAGCGTGAAATTTATCCTTGCTGCTCTTGAGCACATCCAGTGTTACACCAGGTAAGATATATTCGATGTCAGTTTTAAATTTTGACAGTGTAAGCGGTCTGGGCATGTTTGTTTTATTAAGTTTGTATTGATGGAGTAAAATAATATAATATTATCCATATAAAAAAATTTATTTTAAAATATTTTCAAAATAATTTTTGTACTATATTTGCTCTCATGAAAATTATTAACATACATCAGCAACCGCAACCGGATATTCCCATCTGAGTGCATTGCTGTATAACTATACGAAGCCCTGCACGTTGTGTGGGGTTTTTCATTTAGAGTAGTAGGCCAACGGTAGGCTCCTTGATTTGGGATCAAGACTGCGCAGGTTCGAATCCTGTCTACTCTACGAGCTTAGTTGTAGGTATACTCGCGCGCAGTATTAACGTGCTGCGCATGAGGAACCTTCATTTTTTTTCGCGTAGTGCAACGGTAGCATATTAGAATTTGGATCTAATGGTATTGGTTCGAACCCAGTCGCGAAAACTGTGGTATTGGTGTTAGCGGTTAGCATGCATGGTTGTGGTCCATATGGCGCCGGTTCGAATCCGGTATATCACCATAATTATCTATATTAGCTGTTCGGCGATTTTGCCGTAATAATATGGGTATCGTGTTTGGTAGCCTCGATTTCTATCGAGGCTTCTTAGTATAAAAGAGAAAGGACCATGGAAATGGTCCTTCGACAATAAAACTTAATAAAACATATTCTACATAACTACTAATGAGTAACAGCAAATATAGATAAAAAAAACCACCCATGGAAATGAGTGGTTTTAATTTAACTCTTACTAACCCATATATAACTAAGAACGACGTCTGCGGCTTAGATTAGTTTCTTCTACAGGTGGCTCTTCCACTACAGGTTCATCAGTAGGTGGTTGTTCACCTTCTACAGGTGGTTCTTCTACTGGTGGCTCTTCAGCTACATCAACTGTTGTTTCCAAATCTGCTTTTGTATTTCTTAATGCATCTTTAGTTGCGTTAAGATCATCAATTACAGATTGCAATGCTTCTGGATCTGTAGCATCTGCCAATTGTTTTTGCAGGCTTGCAATAGTCTCATTTAACCTGGTTTCAGTATCGCGATTGATTTGTAACAACCTGGATACTTGGTCTTGTTCTTTGTCCAATGCGCCCTGAAGGTTAGTTACTTCAGCTCTCAGTTCTGTAGATGCTTGTTTAAGTTGTTCTACTTGTGTCATGATAATTGCGTTTTGCTGTGATAAAAAATAAAATTGTTCGTCTGTTTTATTACGTCTACGACGTTTCGGTAAATTAGATAAAATTACTGCAATTACTAATACCGAAACTACTGCAGCTGTAAGTTTAATTTCTGCTTGTACCATACTATAAATTGTTGAATTAACTTATTGTAACTGTTTTCCAGGTTGAACCATCCCATACCTTAAGTGCAGTACCATTCCAATACATTTTGCCGCCGCGCAAATCTGATACACCAGCCTGTGCATCCGGCTTAGATGGCAATTGGAAACGTCCATCCACTCTAACTAATTCTGTATTCAAATCCCATGAGTGCACAAAGTCCACTGGATCTGCACCTGTTGGCGCGTATACTGTATAAGGATCTTCGGTGATCATAGGTGAAAATAAACGCAGTCCAGTTGGTGTTCCAGAAACACAAGCAATACGCAAACGAAGTTTTTGTGAATCTGCTTGGTCGGTATCTACCGCTACCATATTAACGTTATATGTCACCTCGTGGTCCGGCGAATTAAACCGCCGTTTTTGATATATTCTACCAGTTACTGAATTTTCTAACGATAATTCGAATATAGTATACTGTTCTACGCCATTAAATCCAATTTGGCATTGAAAATATCCAGTAACAAGACCGGACAGTGGTTGGTGAGGATTACCAGTTTGAAAATTTATTTCGTCAATATCTTGATAGACATATGCGCCTGCAGCCAAGGTTATTAACCTTGCGTTAGGAGAAGATGTCCACGATGCAACATCTGCGTGCGGAAATGCTTTAACAGTTGCTGCAAACGGGGCACTTTGCACCCATGGCGCGGGTGCAGTTACGCTATCAACCGTAAATCCTGAATGTCTTAATAAGTTCCTGGGTCTGCCTTGTGCTTGTCTTATATTACTAATTGATGAACGAGTACTGAGGTCTTTTACCCTTTCGGTAAGATTTGAAATTGTTTGCACTCTTCCGCCAGTCGGCATGTCACAGTCTTCAAATTCAATTCTACTGAACCATGTCTGGCCAATATCAACCGAATAGAAATTTATCAGTGTATCTTTAAATTTCCACTTTGTTGCGTCAATGTGACTAAGCGATATATGAAAAACACTGTCCTCTTCATAACCGAAACCAAACCTATTTAAGCTACACTTTTCAAAAGATACGGCATAGTTGCCAGCAAAACCACCTGTAGTTCTGATAACAGGACGCGCAACTGTGCTCATCATACCATCGAACTCAGTTCCTATAAAAGTTATCCTTCCTGCTTCGTTGTAGCTCGAAGAGTAATTATCAATAATAGTACTTACATGTTCATGCCTTCCGTCTATATCTGTGAAATATCCGCTGATGCCGTTGTTCTTAAGGAATGTAACTCCTTGCAAAGTGCCAGCTGAAAGTAGTGCACTGACCTCTGCTGAACTTCCAATGCTTGATGAATGACAGTCTATAAGAGTAATACCAAATCCAAGGGCGTTACCTCCGAGTTCAAATAACGTACCTCCATCATCTACTCCCATGTTGTTATGAGTAAACTTATGTCCAAATGATTGACCGGTCAATTCGTTATCATTCATATAAAAGTACCGCTGTACGCCTGTACCGCCACACTTATTAAATGTGATAAACTCTCCGTTTAGTCCGGTAGACCTCACAACAGAAAAGCAATTATTACATGCTTGTGAATGTACCCTTGTTAATGTGGGCATACTAAATCTTGTATCATCCCATAGGATACCGTGGTCAGCCGCTCCGCGGGTATTTGATACAACGGTAAATCCCTCCATCACTTGGTATCTGGAAACGCCTCGGCGAAGGGAAATGATAGCCTCTACTGAGCTGCCGTAGTATCTTATTTGTGTGCCAGGATTACCGTCCGGAGTTGCTTGATTCGGATCAGACGAAATACCGGCACCGTATAAATAGAATGAATTTTCGTTATAAGGGTCGAATGGTGTAGTTTCCTGACCGATCGTTAGTGTGTCAGTTGTTTTACAAACACCATTAGGCCATTCTAGGCGCATACCACGCCGTATATATGTACCGTACGTTAGAAACGCTTGAAGTGACACAGTATCATCTGTGTCGCCATCTCCTGTTGCACCAAACCAGCGTGCGTTTAAATAGTTTCCAGTAATTAATAGTTTCCATCTTCCGGCCCCGGTACCTGTAGTTGGTGTGATAATCGTATAACCATCTGAGGTTTCTAAACTTTCTGTATCGTAAAAATAATTACCGCCACCACCGTCGTTGGCTGCATAATATCCAAGCGTTTCTGCGAGCGTATTGCTAGTTGGACGCACGGTTAATAGGTCAGCGCGCGTTTCATAATATGCCCCGGTTGAATCACTACTTTCGCTTTGATCTGCAACGATCTCACGAAGAACAGTTCGCATTCTGCTATTGCCAAAAGCGTCTGAGGCTGTTCCAAAATACGTAGATATAAAATCGTCTAATTCTTCATCAGTCATTGCCATAAGATAGTTGTTTTTATTGTGATGGTGTTAAGGTACAAATTCCTGCTCGGTATTATCAGTAAAATGAATTACTATCTTAGCTATTTTTTTATTAAGGTCTTCTGGCTTAGTACATGTGCCCATCTCATTCGCACGTTTTTGCCCGTTGGCAGCGATGTCATCTTGTGCTAATTTATCAGCAGCTGCTTGAGTAGTAGCGGTATGTTTACCGGCCGGTACTACATACGTGACCTTAGTACCAGTTTCTCCAGTTGCACAATCGTTTTTAGTAAATTCCTGGCTTACTAGCTTATTGCCAAATTCCGGTGGCGGTACAATAGTAATACAAGTACCGGTATCGTTGGCGTGTTTTTGCCCATTTTGATTTACATCATTCTGTGCCATACCATCGGCCAATGCCTGAGTGGAGGCAGTATACTTACCTGCGGGCACCGTATAAGTGACTACGGAGCCCACCTGGCCAGTCGGGCATCCTTGCTTAATAAACTGCTGCGATAATTCTTTGTTGCTAAAAGAAGGTGGCGCAGGGCTCTCTACGGTGACCGTAATTCTGTCCTCACTTACTGCGCCGGTTGCGTCTTGTAGCCTAAGACGAAATCCATGTGCACCTGCGGCTAATCTATTTATTTCAGTTTTAAGTGCGTTTTGATCTACTATATTCCAACCAGTTGGCCCAGAATCATGATACCAATTTATCTTAGTAGGTGTACCAATACTTTTTGTACCGTCTAATGTTCCTACTGTGCCTGTAAGTTTAAAATCTGCTCCTGCATTTGCTGTTATTACCACTGGTGGATCAATTGGTGGATCTATCGGTGGGATAGTTCCGGTTAAAGAATATAGTTGACTAGTTTCTACATCACGAAGCGTAAATTTACCTGGTAATTCCCACATGAGCTTAATACCCATATTGCGATCTCCTGGCTCATACACTTCTACTTTTATGTTGTATTTTTGAAGTGCGGTTAACGTAATTAGCGGTGAATCTGCAAATTCTGAGTTATCATGCTTATTGCCAGGTGAATCAATTACCAATTTATTATCTATCCACAATCTAAATCCACTGCCACCATATAACCTGAACCGGTGTGCTCCTGTAAAATATGGTTGTACCTGGCCAGTATAACGAAAACTGAATGGATACTGATTAACCTTATCTGGCATTAAGAATTTATAATTAGCACCATTAGGGAACATTGGGTATTGTACGCGCCAATCTTCTTCACGTACTAACGCCCTGATATGATCTTGAACTTTCGTTTCAAAATTCATGCCTTTAAAGATCTCTGTGCGTAGTCCATCGCCTGTACCATATTTATCTGGTGCAAATTTACCAATAGTAGTTTCAGTGGCCATCGGTACTATTTTCTTTGCAACATCTCCTTCTTGAGTATATATTGCGCATCCTGGCACTATACCCGGATAACTTCCACCGTTAGATCTGATAATTTGGTATTTACGGTTAACGTTTATATATTTATTATTAACTAGTTCAACAGTACGCCATTTCGCATTTTCTTCGTTGTGTGGATATACATCTAGTATTATTCCGTTAGGTGCATTTTTAAAGGTACATTCTTGTATTTTATTGGGTCCTTCTACCGCAGAGGTTTGTGCATATACCAACTCATTTAATTTATTCATACCATCAAAGAGACAGCGAATAAATGTAGGTCCAGATGCTCTGATTTTCACCGCGCTATTATAACACCTCATATTTATGTATACATACAAGTTACCATACGCACCATGTGTTAGTGCGAATACGCAGTTAACCGCTATTTGATCTACTATGTCATGCGCACGCCCGCTATTCTGCCAGGTCCAATCTGCATTATGGCAGCAGAAGATAATATTTTTATGTGTCTTCCATACACCTTCATTATCAGTAGTCCACTGTATTGCGCCAGATCCATCGACATCACCTTGGTTAGCGTACATTAAAATGTTCTCAGTACAGTCGTTATTGTCACCTATACCTAGTAGTATTGCAGTACCACCTAATTGCACGCCATCCCATAAAATACCTACCAGCATATTCTGATGATATTTTATATTGTGGCTCATCTCCTGAAAATCCCACCACATCGCGTCACCTAAGTTAAACGTAATAGTATTGCGAATAAACGAAATACCATTAGCCATATGTGGCACTGCACAACGACCACCATTATCATGAAATGAACAGCTTTGAACTATGGATCCGTTGGTACCGTCTCCAGCGTGATGGAAGTGTAGCGCATATCTACCAGTAACAATATCGTCTATTCCTTTGACCGCGCCGGCACCGCCTGGTTGAAATTTTCGTACTCCCATGTAGTATATCTCTACATCCATGAAAGTCTGCTTCATCACATTGTGGGCAGTTGTGCCATCTGAATTGTGGCTATGTGCGCACGCAAAAATGTGCGAACGTTTACCTTCTGCAGCATGTACTTTTATATTGCGCGTTTCATTAACAACATATGGATAAAACAAGGTGCCATCTTCTGCGACAAATACTTCGTGTTTAAACCTAAGTGCTATATCAAATAATACTTGGTCGCCAGAGAAACCAGTGATTGTTCTACGCTCAATACAATCGAGATAATTATCTAGGTATTGTTTAGACGCACTGTCCCAAAACCTGGAGCCAAGTTGCGGCTTAACATCACCAGACCATATAGTTATTTTATCTCCAATTTTCCATCCGTTTTTTTCAACGACTGGTATGCTTTTAGCGCCTGCTGGAATACTGCCTTTGCTGTTAGTGTATTCTGTTTTATGTGCGCCCTTAAAATCCGCAGTACCTGCGCCCATTAACCATAAACCGACGTCACTATCGAGTGGCTCAGTACCGCCACCGATAAACTTATTCATATCGACGTCCTTAAAATAAATTTTGTGGATAAGATCAGGTTGACTACGTAGATCACTTATAATTTTACCGGTAACAATTACATTCTTGGTAGTGGTAATTGTAACATTTTTTGTATTATCAAATTCTAGTGTACCATCAACATATAAAACTTCAGTAAGGTTTAAGTTAGTTGATAATTTATATATCGTGCCTTTTTCAATACGCATTAGGATTCATTTTTACTGATGATACCAGTAGAACTTACATACATCGGTATGGCAGTTAACGGGCGATTTTTATATAACGGTGTACGCGCGGCGACCAGTCTTCTTTTTTCTATTTCTACTATCTTGTAAGTATTGGAGGAGTTACCACCCATTACGTGATATGTATCTTTTGATTCTGCGACGTATATTCCTACATGGCCGCCACCTGGCCTGATAAATACCAGCGTATCGCCTAAACCAGGGGCTGCAATTTCTATGCCGTATTCGGCATATTTTAAAGCCCTTAGTATATCATATCCACGTAGCTCAGCCGGCTTACCTGCCCGGAGTAACACTACGGCATGAGAGAGGCCACACCAGGCCATTTCATCATTAGTATAGATATTATCTATGCCCAGTGTCTTTGCCCATCCTAGAATAATGCTAGAATGAGTCCTACCTATGATCTCTTTGACACCGTATAGCTTAAGTCCTTCCTGGATGATAAATGGCATGCCAGGACCGGTAAGATAGCTATACTTTTCTGGTAAGGTTATCATACGCGTCTTTAATTTTATTAAGTACTACTGTTTCATTCCACCAGGCCTCGAATAACGGAATATTTCCTTTGGCAACAAAAGACGCTATATCATGTCCTCCGTTAACCGCGCCTACGACAACGGCACCATCTGGGCTGTTAGTTCCACTCGTCCAAATCGGGACATGAGGATAGTATTCAGGAGTGCTATGTTCTGGTATAAATGTACAACCAGGCATTTCTTTATTTAATTCAATAAATACAGAAGCAGGCAGTGGACCACCGTGTCCTAGAGTATTGTCGATATATGGTTGGACAAATTTATTACTGTCAACATAAAAAATAGTACAACCCCACTTATCTTTAGCATATGTAGCTTTAGCTTTTAGATCAGCAACCGGGTCTGCTGTAGAATAGTGTACAGCATCATAGTAAATGTCAGGGCGGAGACAAACACCTTTTTTAAAGTCTTTGAACAATTCAAAAAATTCGTTAATGAATGGATCAATATCTGGGTTTTCAATTCGTGGATCACCGATATAACTTACCGGCTTCCAATATTCCTCGCCTTCTTTATTCCACAGTATCATCGCTTGTGCGTTGACGTACTTCATATACTTTACGCACTCCTCTCCATGAGCTAACAACGCCTCTCTACTGAATTGATATTGTCCTAGTAATTTCCAGCGATAATCACCGGGTATAAAAGGCTCTATCCATTCGGCAATCATAATCATGCCAATTGGGCGTCGGTCAGGTAATGGGTTTGGTGGTACTACTATAACAGGCGGTGGCTTTTCTGGTTCTACTGGAGGTGGTACTACTATAACAGGCGGTGGCTTTCTTTTACCACCACCAAATAATCCTAATATCCATGCAAGTATTTGTTTCATCTTTCACGTTTATCAAATGTTACCCATACCCAAACCAAGAATAATATAAAAGCTAATGCCAATCCAATTGTGCTAGGACTCATCGTTTCAATTTAATTTTAGTTGCAATTCCTATAGAATACCACGGGTTGGAATTACCCACACCATATCCGAAACGGTACATACGATCGCGCTTATCTTTATAAATTATTTCTGGTCCAGCAAATACATATCCCAGATTTGTAGCACCCATGATTCCGAGATAAAATTCACTTTTAGGTTTCAGCTCTTTTATGGCAGGAGCTACAACACCAATTACTGCTCTACAAGAATCCAGTAATCTTTTTAACGATTCTGAATGTCTGCGCTCATATAGCAGAGTAGTTTCAAAACTAACAGTTTGGTCTTTTACTATTTGTCTATACCTAATAGATGTGTCAATATAACTGTTTACTTTACTTACAAGTTCTTTGCAATCAGCTGAATCAGTGATTACGATAGGGCGTAAAATATCTGACTCCATGCGTACTATGGTACGCGTTAAATCTAAGATAGCAGATTTCGCGTTCTGAATTTCCTGGTTTTGTATATCGGACCGCCACTTATATTGTTTGTAGAAAAATATCGAGTCTCTAGACCTACGCAGCTCTTCTTGTAGCGCTGAATCTGCTTTTACATAGACTATGTCTGGTTGCTTATCTCCCTTACAACCTTTCAAATAGAAAAATAAAAATATTCCTATTGCTAATAAAGCAAGGATACTCCAAATTGGAATACCTTGCTTTATAGTTATTTCTTGTTTGGTAGGCGTAGTGTCCATAAATTTAGTTGAATTAGCTTAACTTTTAAATAAAAAAGGCCACTATACTTTTTTGTAAATCCTTATGGTTTTTGTAGCACTACCAAATTGAAGTCCAAGATAGGATACAAGAGCAAGTACGCCAGAAGGTAATACTACCTCTACCCATTTTATGGCTTCAAATCCGCCTGTGCTTAGTGCTTGTTGCACGCTTGCTAGTATCGCTGTCAACACTGCTACAATTGCGCCGCGGCCCACATCGCGCCAATTAATAGAAAATTGTTCAGAAGTAACTTGCTTGACTGGTTCTAAATTTTCAGGAACCGGTTCTACTTTAATTGAATCCATAACATTTAATTTTGAGGTTTAAAATAAATTTTGATAAAATCTTTAAAGGTGTCTTTAAAGTCGTTTTCTAGGGATAATATTTTTCGTTCTTGGTTTGCGTTTTCAGTTTTTAAGTTAGCTATTTCAGACTTTAATTCCGTAATATCTTTCAGTGCCTGCTCGAGGTTCTTACTGTTTTTCATACGGCCTTTAAAAATCTCAGCTATGCCCTTACTAAATCCTGTAACACTGATGGCAGCCACACCCCACATGGCTATTATCTCCAAGAACTTTTCAAGTGTCTTGCTCATATGTCATAGTACTGGGTTTACTTAACCTATCGAAAAATAAAATGCGATCTCGGGTTTGCTGTATCTGTTCTGTTACATATTCAGTTAGTAACAAATCAAAATTAGGCTCGCCCTTATATAAAAATTTATTGCCGCCGCTATTTAAAAAAGCCGTAATCGCTTTAGGGTTTTCAACTCCAGAAATCATAGTAACCAAACACCACGGATTTTTTTGTCGTATTTGTTTCATTATTTTTGGTGCAGTAAGATCACCAAGATAATAATCAACTACCGCAATATGCACATCAGCATTAAAACTTTCTAAGAACTCCTCTACATTTGTAAAAAGTCTATAGTCTTTAATACCAGCAACATTAAAAGCTATACGTATATCTTCTAATATATCGTGGTCATCATCTAATACATAAATTAAAATAGTAGGTATCATTATTGCGGTAGTTTAAACCAATTACTAGTCTTTATCCTTTTCTTTTTTAGAATTGTTTTCTTTGGATACAGGAGCAGGGGTTGTACTATTTGGTGCCTGTGTAGTAGTTCCTGGTTGTTTTGGCAGCTGTGCAATAGCCTGATCACGTAAGACTCCACTAATTTCACGCCTGGTTTGTCCAGGTATCGGTGCATCTTCAATTATCTGCAAAATTGCATTTAACTGATCTACTGTTAGCTTAATTAAAAATTGTTGCGGCGCTGCCGGCTGTGTCTGAGTAGTCACAGGTTTTTGTTGCGCAACTGCTAAAATACTGAATAAACAAAGAGCTGAACTAACGATTAACTTTTTCATCTTATCTATAATTTTAAGTAACAAATTTAATAAATTTAACCCAACTTCAGATTAAAATTAACCTGAAAGATTATCCAGCCCAACTTACTACATATTTCTTAATTTCAATTCTTACTGCTGATGTTTCACCTGCTGTAAATGCAAATATCATGTCACCACTACCATTATATCCATGATCTAATGTAGATCCTGCCATGCCGCCTGATCCTACTACCTCTGCTGATGACTCTGGTACTACTGTACCAAAAGTTATTGTTGAAGAACTCGTAGATAAATATGGAACACGATATTTATAAGTCCAAGAACTACTACTAGTTGAATTAATTGCATACACAGTAACCTCGAAATATCCAGATTCACCATTTGATACCGGTACAGATCCGCTTACATCTAGCGTTGACGTTCCAGAAGTAGTACCAAATAATGTATAGTGTTGTGCATCTTGTCCACTACCTGGTACTGGCTGCCAACTAATATTGTTACCAGCACCATTGCTAGTAAGTACGTATGATGCAGTTCCAGCTGCTAACCTTGTTGTTGAGCCAGATATTCTAGTTATAATATCTCCATTTGTAGTTAAAGGGTCCGAAAATCCGCCGCTACCTGTATCATCTACTCCCCAATAAACACCACCGTCTGTATTGCCCTTTAGCACATATCCATTAACACCAGATCTTACAACAGGTAGCGTAAATGAATTTGATCCAGAATTTATAGTTACTCCAGAAGTATTTAATGATAATTGCGGGTCTCCTGTACCAACTTGAAAACTAATTTTTCCGCTACTATTTTCATTTAGATAATTTATACCTCCAGTAGTAGTATTATAGAAATTCATTCCGGCTGAAGACAAATTTTCATAGGTTGACGTAGCAGATCCATACATTTGTATATAAGATGTGCCTGCATCGGTTTCAAGTGCCAATACTGCTGCTCCTGCTGAGTTAGCAGAACTGTTTACTTCCAGAATCTTTGTAGTACTATTATCAAATGTAAATGTGGATGCGCCACTTAATTCATTTGATCCGTTGCCAAATCCTATATACATATTAGTAAGAGAAGAACTGCCGCCACCAGAACCAAATACTAAATTTCCATCATTATCGACAGCTAAATTTTGAGTACCAAAACCCGCATAAGGAGGTAAAATTATAGCTCCATCTCCTTTAATTACTAAGCGCTCTCTGTTATTTGTTACTAAAGACATCGGCTTTTCGTTATACATACCAATACTGAATCTACCTATATCTCCGCCTTGTGCTATTATTGCAGCTAAGCTATCGTCATTTTCTCCATCATTTAAGTAGTTATCGCTAGCATACGATTTACCGTTAACCATAGTAGTAATAAAGTTATCAGCCCAGGCTGTACCTGTAGTACCTCCTCCCAAATTGCTCAGAATAGATTGGGTGCGAGCTGTAGCATCTGTAGATTGTCCATAAAATACAGTTCCGCTCCCAGAAAATGGATAACTTACAAAATTAATTGGGTCTATAAAAGAAGGATTGAGTGTAGTAGCAGGGCCAGATCTTATTTGGCCACCTTGTGTTACCTCAAAATTTTTATTTACCGTAGCTGTACTTCCAGCGGCTGCGCTATCAGCTGATGAAATCCAATAACTTCCTTTATAACTATACTGTAGTGCTCCAAAACCAGCAGCTCTTCTTATAAAATTCGCTCCATTATAATATAAATTTTCTGATATGAATCCGTTATTTACATCAAACGGTTGAAATTCCATAGATCCTACCCTTAATTTTGCATCAGTAGTAAGAGATCCAGAAAGTATCATTTTATCGTCGGAAGTATTACCGAGTGCTAGTGTAGCATCTAGATCTCCACCGCCACCGCCAATAGGTACAATTGAAAATGTTGAAGCAGTAGAATTTTTTACAAATACATCATTTTCATATCCTACACCGCCAACAACGCGTTGGTATCTTATGTGACCTTGGGAATTTCCCGGGCTTGCATCATAAAGATCGTACACATTGTCGAACCAAAATCCGCCTGTTCCGCCCACACCCCAATCTTCAAAATCTGCTAGATCAAAAGCAAAAAATGATTGTCCTTCTATATAAATATTATTAACTGCTAAATTTATCGAAGCTCTTGAAAATTTAGCAGCATGATGTATGGTGTTTAATTTAACACCGTTCCAGTTACCCATCGTAGTCAGGTTAACGAAGTTGGAATTTTCTCCTGCGTCCACGCCATCATAATACCCTTGCACCACTATATTTTCATGGTAACTCAAATCGGCATTATTGTGTCGCGGAGTTTGTATACCTACTGTGGAGCTATTCGGTGTAACTGAATAGTATGTTGGACTTTCAGTATCAAAGCGACAATTTTTAGTTGTAAGCATTGATATTTTACCCATTTTCAAGGCAGACATTTGCGGAGCAACATGAGAAGTTCCAGTAAAACTTCTTGCTCTGATGGTAATGTTTTCCATGTGCAGATGAGTGTAATTATAATCTCCGTAAACCATAGTCTCCCATGGCGTACCAAATATATTCGCACCAGCATCTAACCTCGTAGAACGAATGACCACACCCTGATTTGTTGGGAAGCTGTTTGCTTGAAAATCTATAAATAAGTTAGGCGGTGTTTCTCCAACTATATTAACCGATGGTGAAGTAATAGTATTGCTTATGCTATTAAAAGGTATATAGAGCTGAGCATTTGGATTTACGCCACTTACTGACGTAACCGGCGCGCCGAATATTAAGTACATTCCATTTCTTAGGAAAACTGTTTTAGTGCCTGCTGAGGTAGTTGCCGCTGCTGCGTTAATTGCATTCTGCAGCGGAGTAGTATTGTCTGTTCCATAAACAGCATGACCGCCTGATACAGTAGTACTTGCGTTAGCCGCCAGTTCAATACTTGTGCTACTGTTTATAGAAGCAATAGTAGTAACCAAATCTCCGCTTGATGAACCAGCTTGATCAACTCGAATAGTTTTACCAATATCAGCAGAAGTAAATGAAGCACCAGAAGAGGTTAGTGTAGCATCCCCGCTTGTTATTGCTACTGAATTAAGGTCTTTACCGTCTCCTCTTGCGCCATAATTTTCAGCATCAAGCCAACCTAAATTAAAATTCTTACCATCGATTTGAGTTTGCGCATTGCTAGCAAGCGTATTTATATATTGTAATTCATCATTACTAACTGATCCATCTGCTAACTTTGTTGCAGGTACTCCAGGATCTAATGTATACACAGCACCAGAACCTGAAACAGTAATATCTGTTTTATCACCATCAGTTACGCCCGCGCCACCTGTAGAAGCTATTACATATTGATTACCCGATGGAGTGATAGTGATATTTGCTCCTGCAACTAGATTACCACGTTGCATATAAACATCACTACTTGCTGAGGTATCTAGTGATATATTATTTTCTCCGTCAATTAATATTCCGTATCCAGCAAATACATTAAATGTTGGGTATGGTATCCACTGTGCGTTATAATCAGTAGAATTTATTTTAGATAATATTTGACCTGCAGTACCACCAGGAGGTAAACCTGCACTACTACCACCGCTATATATCGGTATGTTAAGTGTATTGCCAATTAAAGTAGCAGCACCAGAAGTACCTACGTTGGTAACTGTTATAGCACCTTGTTTTCCGTTAAATGTGGTCCAATCTGTAGATGACAACGCACCTGACTGAGAACCATTTGCTTTTTGTGTATTGGTCCAATCCATGGATATAATACCAGACGCAGCATTAAAATCTGCTGCAGTAAATCCTGCTTGACCTTTTATAGTACCACCAGCATCAGCATCTTGTAATACTAACGATAAAGTAGGAGTAGTCGTCGCAGTGCTTACTGAGCCAGTAAAACCATTACCGTTAGTAAATGCAAAATTAGTAACTGTACCAGTACCACTCGCAGTAGAATTTATTACGTATGGCGATGCAGTCGTACCTAGTCCAGTCACACTTACATTTGTACCAGCGGTTAATTTACCGGTAATATTAGTTAAGTATCCCGCATCATTAGTAAATGTTGATACTGTAGTCGGAAATGTAGCAAGTGATAAATCGCCTCTTAGATATTGTGCAGTAGTACCAGTAGTTATGGCATTTTGTTTTGCCATTAGTGTGGTATAATCCGCTGAGGTCAAAAATCCTGGAACGCTACCAGTTACTTTTTGACCATTGGCGTAGTCAATTGAAATAGTAGTTGTGCCATTGAAATCATTTGTTTCAAAAGAATATCCACTTGCTGGCTCTGCCCATGTACCATCTGCGCGTAGAAAGAACGTAGTACCGCCACCGCTTGATGGCACTAAACCATTTAATGACGACGTAAATACTGGGAGTATTGCATTCACTTGTGCAACTGTCAGATCCTGTGGCGCTGCAGTACCGCCGGTATTATTGCCTTTAATAGTAAGAGTTGCCATATTGGCTAACTGCGAATTTGCTACTGCACCGGCATCTATATTTATTGCAGTACCAGTACCGCTTACTGTTACACTCCCGTAATCGCCGTCTGCCAGTGTAGCACCACCGCCGCCACTAGTCGCATCTGCGGCCCATCCTGGCAGGCCAGACACTACCTTAATAACTTGTCCACTAGAACCAATACCTAACCGTACGAGGTTTCCTGATGCGTCACGGTAGTACATATCGCCAGTTGCATCGGTACCAACGTTTATTTTAGGCGAAGTAAGTGTCTTATTAATCAGCGTTTGTGTAGCGTTAGTATAAACTAGATCCGTAGGCACTGACGTAATTTTACTCCAAGCCACGTCGTTTATTTCGGCGTTGCCTACTGCTAACGCATCAATATTCCAATTGGTTGCATCTACGACAGTAATGTCTCCTTTATCACCAGCTGAAAGTCCGAGCGCGCTTGAACTAATTATATATGGCGCTGCGGTAGTACCCGACCCAGTAACATTTATACCACTGCCAGCAGTAAGTTTACCGGTTATATTAGTCAGATATGCAGCGTCGTTAGTAAATGTTGAGACGTTAGTTGGAAAAGTAGCAAGTGATAAATCACCGCGTAGGTATTGTGCAGTTGTGCCGGTAGTTATGGCATTTTGTTTGTTATTAAATATGTTCCAGTCTGACGCGGCTAAAAAACCACTTAAGGAGGTAGTAGCTTTCTGTCCATTAGTATAATCTAGCGAGATAGTAGAACCTGCCTCGTTAAAATCAGCCGGTGTAAAAATGTATGAACCACCGCCGCCACCAGATGATGCTATTACGTACGGGCTTGCCAGTGTACCAAGCCCAGTAACTGTAACATTACTACCGGCGCTAAGATAGCCCGTAATATTATTTAGTTTAGTATTTAGCGCAGTTTGATAGGTACTTAATATGCTAGTAGTATCAGCATATCTTACACGCGTATTTAACGCGGTTTGATATGGTCCTAATAGCGCGGCAGTATCTACGTTGAATTGATTACCCGTAAGTGTTAACCGCACACCTGCTGTATAAGTAGTACCAGAGTATATAGGTATGTTTAAAGTTGAACCTACTAACGTTGCAGCGCCAGAAGTACCGACATTAGTAAGTGAAAGTGAATTTTGTTTTAGAGCCAAACCTGCATCTACATAACTCTTAACTGCATTCTGCGATGGGTATAGTGTATTGCTAGTACCCAAACTAGGATTGGTGCTTTTATTGACCAAGTTTTCTGGTATATATCCTAGTGCGTCTTGTTTTAGTGTTAAATCGTATGGAGTTGCGTATCCTGTAATACTATCTGCACGACGTAAAAATTTAAGTGCTAAGGTGGCACTATCTACTATAGCAGTGCCGGTATCAGTAATTGGACCACCTGACAATCCATAACCAGTATTTACTTGTGTCACTGTACCGCCGCCGCTACCTGCACCTACTGAATCTTTATACTGGTATACTAATGAACCGCCAATTTGTGCATATACTGAATCGTTACTACGGTATAACTTACTAATCCATTTACCGGTAGTATCAGATGCACCTATCTTTGCATTTAATATATCATACTGTGATTTGCTAATTAAACCAGCAACTACACCAGTAGCACTAGCCATTGGTATCTGAAGAGTTGCGGTACCGCCAAGCGATACTGGTGAGCTTGACCAGTTTGGTGCAGTACCAGACGTACCAGGAGTAGCAAAACTTATAGTACTATTCGCAAGATACGCATTTGTAATAGGAGTACCTTGCCATGTGCCAGTACCTACAGTACCTAGTATAGTAATAGTATTTTGACCTGCATATGCAGCAGATATATCTACTGTTGGAGTAGTAGTACCGTTTGTGACAGTAATTCTATTGGTTACACCATATACTACTCCGATGGTGCCACCACCGCCGCCACCTACAGAAGTAAGTATGAGCGGATCACCAGCAGTACCAGTGCCGGTAGTAGTTATAGTAGTACTATCGCCACGTATCAATCCTTGTATGTCAGAAATTTTAGTATTAATTAAAGTTCTGTATGCAGTAAACATACTAGAAGTATCAGTATATTTTACCACGCCTGTTGCAGTAAATATCAAGTTAGGGTAAGCACCGCTTATTACTATATTATCGCCTGCTATTGGCGTAAATTTAGCAGGCACAGAATCCTTTCTCATGTACCCAGCAAGCATGGCAGCAGTATCGTAAACGTGTACTACTTCTAATAACGAATCACGTAACCTTTGCAGTGATGTCGAGCTATCTATAGCTTGCTTATCTAATGCAGTAGCCACACCCGCGCTGCTTTGTGTTACTGGCGGCAATATCACGTCTATACCTGAAGACGAAAGTACTGTAACAGTAGTACCATTCCTGGTATAAGAAAGATCAGTACCTAATGCGCCATTTTCAAAAACTACATCGTGTTTAGTAGAATCTAAGGTAGTAATACGAAGCGTATCACCAACCCTGGTAAATGATACTACTTGACCACCATACGACGTTTTAGAAAACATCGACAGCCCAATTAATATATTATTAAGCCGTAGATTTGTAAATGCGTCGGCTTGGTTATTACGTATCCACTTATTAGTAAATTTTATTAAACTGTCCAGGCTAGGAAATGGATTTGCACTCTGTGCTTTTACTCCAGTCATAGCTGTCATAGAAATCAATAAAAACAGTATGATTTTTTTCATGCTTTATTCTATTATAAATGGTTCTGTAAGTGATTGTCCGTCCTCACCATTTTCACAAATGGGTGTTATTACTAATACGTGCTCTCCGTACATATCGTTAACATATATAAATCCGTTGGGCGCTGTACCAAAAACTGATTGACGACCGCCGCCGTCTATTTCATAATCTATTCTAACATGGTCGTGGGCACCTTCATAATGTATTATGGCTTGTCCAGGCACTCCATCTAGTATAGTACCTACACTTACAAAGTCAATACCGGCGTTGCAACCAAGAACTGAATCTAATAATTCATACGCACCATCGCCTTCTAAGTCAAAATCACCGGTAGCAAACCCGGTTGAAGCACCAGCTAATAAACTGCTAGTAAGTAGTGCTTTTCCTTGCATTACTTTCACTAATGTAGTTATAGGATCTTCGAATACCATTCTAAAATCTATGAGACCGCCACCCATTAATGCATTTTGAAAATCCCACGACGTAAATTTAGTACCGTCTATGAGTAACAGGCCTGATACTGATATGCCGTAACTCCAACTTTGTGCGCGTGGTTTATTCCATTTACCATCTCCCAGCGTGCGTACTTTTTTGGTTTCTACTCTAGTTTCTATAGAAACTTCAGTAGCACAGGCATATGGCACGTATTCTCCACCTTTGTAGAGCATCAGCACCATATTTTCACCTAATATTAATCCGTCTAAGTTCATTCAAAAATATAATTAAATTCTTTTGAATCCGGTACTGTAGTTCCATCTACTGCTATAACTCCTGCAGTCAATTCATAGGTTACGCTGTGACCGTATATAGTAATCGTAAACCTATTACCCACTGCTACATCTGGTCCTATAGAAAGTAACCAAGCCAACGTACTACCAGTGGTAACAGCTGAACCATTTACTACCATATACGGCGAATTACCTGCACCATTAGCACTTGCAGATGCTGTTACTACTGCGTCTAAATCAGTTTGTACAAAATAGCTGCCTGCAAATGTTGGAAATAGCGCTGCAATCGGTTTAAACCCAGGAGTACCGACCCCAGGTGCTTGTGCAAATTCATCCCACTGAGAATTTGTAGTATTATTTATCGCGGCTATAATACCTTGCAGTACTCGGTCGCGGGTTACTGGTAAATTTACTGTATTATCACTAGCTTTAACTTCTTCAAATACGGCAGTGATATTGCCGGTCCCCAGGTCTTGTGTAAGCGGTGGTATTAATCTAAATTCCCGTGGAGTATCGAAATCCAAAAATAGATAATTTTTATGATAGCTCAACGGTTGTTTATTGAGCTGATCAGTAATAGGTTCAAATTCTGTAGACGTAAATGACCCTTCTACTTTACGAAATCTACGATAGTTACGGTTAAAATAATCCAGGTTTAAAAGTTCTTTGAAATGCGCACTTTCATTCAGCCCATGCCTACGCCAGTTCGGTTTTGTGGCCTCACCAGATGCTAATAACATGGCACCCTTCATTATTCTTTCAGTAGAATCTGATAAAAATGTTTGACGCTCACTAGCATCAATATTAGCGTTCTGAGTATGTGAATAATAGTCGCCTTTTACTGGTATGTAACCACCCGCTATGTAAGGATGATATTCAAAATTAAATCCGGAAAAATACCAGGTGGTACCGCCGTATCCAAATGTAGAATTTTCAAGTACTATATACATGATGCCGTCAATCGGTATCACACCAGAATCGATGTTGTATGATCTGTACTTTGACATGTCATCTCCACCAGTCCAGTTACTCACTACTGCCTTTTGGGCCATGCCACCATCAGTCTTAAACCATTTGGCGATCTGCCAATCATCTTGCATCGCCATGGAATATTTCTGGTGCACCGGGTTCCATATATAAACTCTGGCTAAGTTTAATGTACTGGCACCGCCGGTATCAACTTCAGTTCTAAAATTAAACGACAAAGTAAATCTAGCCCCTGCTTTTACTGGTATTGGCGAGGATTGTAACCACCGCTCACCTGGACTGCTAGACGGCAACATCAATTCTCTGGTAATCTCGCGGCCATATATGTCGTATATTGACCTTCTGAGTGGTATATCGGAAGTTGGGTACATTACCGGCAAATTGTTATTACTAGTAGGACCAGTATTTATACCATATGTCCAATCACGTATTTTAAATGTTTTGTAAGTACCAATTATCTCAGTAAAATTGTCATTGTTATTATAGTCATAAATATCAGCCATAGGGCCTTGTGCTACCAAATCACCATATTCAAACCTATTGTTATTTGGCAATTCTGAGAATACTTTATACTCGTATACCAGTTTAGAAGTTTTAATAGCAAACTTAGCAGATATTTCAGCATCTTCGTTGATAGGATAATTTAAGGCTATGCTACCGACCGTGGCGACTCCTTCATCATCTCTTACTCCACTGAGTACGTTTCCCTCATTGTCGTATTCAGTATAGTAAATACCGCCTGGTGCATATTGAAATTCTGAAGTCTGCTTTATAACCCACCTGCCGTTCCAGTAAAATAGAATGCTGTGCTCTTGTAATATGGACTTAAGGACGTCGTAGCAATTGGTAAATTTCAATGCGTCATCCTTAAATGCCCGGTAGTCCAAATAGGTATGCTGATACATATCAGAGGTAATATCTTCATCTCTGGACAGCATTAACGGGTTGTAAAGGGAAGAATATATCCTAAGCGGTATCCCTATATCATCAGAGATGCCATTTAAGAGCGTCTTACTTAGACATGCAGAAATATACTCGATTAGCGGATTAATGCCACTAAAGGCCGTCCCGTCATGCCGAGTGAGTGCTACGTTCTTTAGTAGCTTTAGCGAATTAGTAGCTTTGATCCTTACCGGGTAAGGTTTATCCAACATTGGTGTATGTCCGAACTCAGGTATCACAAATCCCTCAAATACAGCATGGCTTTCTACGTAGATAATCATCCACCATTCGTCTGAAGTACCTACCATAAAAGTATCGCGGTCGACCGTAGTATCATCTGTGGCGTCAATTATTAGTTCTACCTCTCTGGTAATAATCACATCATCCTCAGTATCATCAGTCATAGTATGTTCTAAGACTTCGAAAGTACCAGGAGTGGCAGCCGCTTCAGTATCTTTTTTGGCAAGCAGTATTAATACTTCATGGTTCTGTTCATTATTATAAAAAACTTGATATTGTATACCGTATGCCATTAGCTTCTTTGTTTTTGTTTTTCTATATTCTTCAACATCACTCTTAATCTATCGCCACGAATTTCCAGCGATGGTAAAATTACCACACCAGCGCCAGTCTTATCTGAATGTGTAGGCATACCATTCAATTTTCCAATTGGTATAATCATTTCCCGGCCGTGTAATTCTACATCGTACCCGGATAATGGTCCTTGTGCCACACCACCATCTGCAAATTTTGCTTTCTTCTCATATGAATTTCTTAGTGCTACACCGGCTGCTACTGCGGCCACACCTGCTACTATCAATACTGCAGGATTGCTATTTAAGAAATTACGTGTTGCTTCAAACGTCTTTTTAAGCAGCAATAATTTTACACCATATTCTATAGTAGCTCTACCTAATTGTACCAAGCCATCGGCTAGCGCATTCAAAAATGGTTCTATAAACCCGGTAGCACCATCGCCAGAAACTAGATTACCGATACCTTCGCCGATGCCAGATAAACCAGTAGAAACTGCCCTGGCCGTCATGTCCTTAAATTCTTTGACCATGCGGTCCAGTTCCTTCTTAGCATTCTTAATCGCATCTCTGGTTTCTACCGAAGTAAGACGCATATAGATCGTAAGCGGTGTGTCAATCGTAATCCCACTTTCAAGACCCGTTGCTTCGGCAATCGTCGTTTTGTCTGGTAAATCACTGACATAGGAAGTTTTAAGATTTGCGGTTACTTCAAAAAACATGTTATACGCATCCAACGCTTTTTGGTAGTCTTGTTGAAAACCGCGTAATTGTGCATCTAAGTCTGATTGACTTATTTTGTTTTTCGCTTGGTCGCGTATCGCAATTTGCGTCTCGATCTGAAATATCCTTTCGCTAGTCTTGAGCAGTTCAGCAGCATCTTGTTGTGCTTTAGATAATCGGTTACTTAATTCAGTAGTTTGTTCAGCCAGTACTTGTGGTAGTTGTTTACCAGTAGCGTCTACTTCTGTTCTAAATGGTTTCTTGGCTTCTTCTATTAGCTCTTGGCGTACTTTCTGTATTTCTTTTAGTTGGGTAAGCTCTTCTTTTAATGGATCAACATCAGCTTTGCTACGTCCTTTGGCACCAGGTTTGTTGTCGGTAAGCGGTTTAAGTTTTAATGATTCATTGACTGATTCTTGTAAGGCATTTTTTAAATCTTTAGATGCAGTTTCATTTTGTCCTACTACTTCTAATAGCTGTTGATATACCTTAGTAGTTTTATTTACTTCATCTCTAGCAATACCAATCCTGGCATCGGCTGCTGAAGCAGTGGCAACGTTAAGATTTATACCGCTGGTCTTGTTGAAATTCTTGTATTCTTCTTGTAATGCTCTTAGATTTTGCTTAGCCGCATCTTGCGCAACTGCCGCTTCTTTTAGCGCTTGTTTTTGCTTGAACAATTCTACTGCGGACTTAGAGATTTCATCTGAAAATCCTTTTATAGCAGCTTGTGCAATAAGCGCATTAGTATAATCTTCTTGTATCTTAGTAAGCTGTGCTAATGAATTTTTTTCTAGTGTTAAATCACCAAAATAAGATTCATTTATATCAGTCAATCTTTGAATTGCAGCTAAACGATCATTCTTTGCAGCAGTTTCATCCTTAACCACGTTTATCAAGGCTTGTACTTCTGCAATTTCACCTTGCACAGAACCAACAGCCTCAAACCGAATGTCCATGCTGTCCTTAAGTTCTTCTAAGAACTTCTTAGCATTAGTAATATCCTCATTCGCGTCACCAAATTGCGCAAAGAACTTTTTCAACTGCGTAATACCACCACCTGCTGCAAACGTAATTGCAGATACGGCAAGTCCAATACCGCCAAATCCTACCAAAGATTTGCCAATAAGTGAGCTTACTGATTTGCCAGTTTCCTTTGCTTGCAGTTGTAAACGCTGGAAACTTTCTACTAGCGGGTTGATATTATTAGAAATACCTAACAATCCAAATGGCGCATCCTGGATCACACGACCTACGTTGGTCAATGCATAGTTCGCAGTGTCAGATGATTTGGCTAACTGCACATAAGCATTGGCACCTTTGCCAGCCGCCTTGTTGATAGTAGCCATGCGCTTCTCAATCTCTGCTAATGCCCTGCCGTACCTAGTGATACTTTCAGTGCTTTTAGACAGGTTCATGCCTTCCCTGAATCGTCTGGCTTGATTTTCTAGGTCAACCAAACTTTTCTTAAGATCAGCAGTAATACGCGGGCTAAGTCGCGGATCAAGTTTTGCTTCGGTGAGTTTAGGGGTTAAACCGCCGTCAATCTGCTTTTTTATTTCAAATACCTTAGCAGCGTATGCATTTATGCTGGTAAGTGGAAACCTGGCATTACCCAGTGCCATTAGCTTTACCGTGCTTTGCGCAGCAGTAACACCTAACTGATTTATGGATTCATTGAGACGCGCTATTGCGGCTTGACCAGCCGCAATTTCGTCAAATGGTACTACTACCTTTACTTGTTGCTGACCCGCTGATTGAAACTGTGAAGCAGCAATTAACGCATACCTGGCGTTGGTAGCGTTAGTAATCATTTCTTGCAGCGAAGTATTCAGCTGATTGACATTTGCAATGTCTTGTTTCAGCGCAGTACTTACTGCGGTATTAGCACCTTGTGTTTGTGAAATTTGTGGTGCAAATCCAGTGGCCAAATCTTGTTTGAGCCTGGCTACTTGTGCCCGGTATTGTTCTACGTCACCTAATGGAAAACGTATAGTAGAAAGAGATGACAGTTCTCCTTTTGCTTCAGCAGCGTTTTTACTAGTTTGACTTATGATTACTGATAAGCGCTGCATAGCAGCTTCACTCGCAGACAGGGCTGCAAGTGGCGGTACTATATCCGTAATTGGTTTAGCATTACTGAGAGTACCTATAGCGCGGCCTGCTTCTGCGGCCTTAGATATAATAGTGGCAATTGCGTCAGAGAGATCATTAGCATTCTCTTGTGCAGCAACAAATGGAGTCCCTAAACCTGTGAAAGATTTAAGGGCTTGTACTTCGGCTTGGGCAGCCTTGATTTGAAGATTCAGATCAGCAATGGCAGATAAGTCAAATTCATCACCTAAACGGTTTTGCAGGTTTTTAATCTCAGCCTGCAATTCATTGATGGATTTTTTAAGAGAGTTATCAATACTACCGCTTAGCTTGACTCCTATATTATACTGATCGGCCATCTGAGTTCTTTAGTTTATTCGCAAGTAAGAGATTGAATTTCTCATTAGCTTTTTTGGCTCTGGCCAATACATCTGCTACTTTCTTTTTCTCAGCATCTTTATCTACCAATTTTGCTTTTTCGTAAATATCTGGCATGTACTTATCCATTTTGCGCTGATCTTTCGGTTGCAAATGGACCCTGGTACTTTGCCAGAATAAAATGCGCATATGACGGTAATTAAGTTTCTGAACACTGTGCTGATGATCATAAAAGCCTTTCAACTTAAGGTTAAATTCATCCATGTAGTATCTATCAAATTCCCATGGGTGCAAACCTAGTACTCCAAAGCCGATGCTGATCACATCTTCAAATGTCAGCTTCTCATCACTGTGTGTCGGCCGAGTCCTCCTTACCGTCTTTTGGTTTTACTTTTTTACCAAATCCATATGCGATGGCAATGTCATTCATGTAGCTGATAATCTGTTGCACGTCTGAGTTTTCTTCTTCTACCCAACGTGTAATTGTGTCAGCAGGTATGGCACCGGCGTGTTGCGTTTCCACACCTGCTTTTACAATTGTTTCGAAAAAATCTATTAAATCAACAGCATCGCTGGATGTGATAACTGAAAAAGGATCACGGCCGCCAATCATCGATTTTACTTTTCTAAGTAATCCGAAGTTAAGATCAATTGAAATTTCGCGGCCGTAAATCGAAAGAGTTAAACTTTGAGACATCTTAATATAAATTTAAACGAAGGTTAAAAAAGCATAGGTTGAATAGCTATTACTAGCCAGTAATTACTAGGCCGGTGGTGTAAGCAGCGGTGCACCATTAAATGTAAAACCGTAGCTGAATTTCAGTAGATCGCCTTCTGTATTAGAAGAACCGAGTGAACTGATCCGGCCCTGGCCTTGCATAAAAATAGCATCTCCATCATTGAGTACACCATCGTCCAAGTTAAGATAACGGCCCAAAACTACAGTTTTATTATTTAGCAAAGACAAAAGTTCTTTGTAAGATGCTTCGTCTGATGCTGGTACTGCATTTACTACTCCGTTACCAGTGATTGAATTGGTGGGCGTATCTACCGAGGTAAACGTACCGCACTTCGTTTTTGTTTCTTGCACGTTAACCGCGTGGTCGGCTGAACTATCGGTTTCGCAGACTACAGTCTTCCACACCGCCGATTCAGGTGTAAGAACGGTAGAGTACTGAAACACGACGTTGGTTGCGTCTACTGTTGTTGCCATTTAATTTTGAATTATTATGTTAGAAAATACGAGACTTTTTACTAGCATCCACCCACCTTCTTGTAGTGTTTGCAATGGAAACATTTTGCTTGCCCGGTATTTTGGACACTGCAGTCTGAAACCTGTTTCAATTTGTAGCGTGTTTGTTCTTGGTGTTGGAAACAATTTTTGTGTTATCAAATCTGAAATTGTATCTACTACCTTTAACTGGGTCGCACTTTTCATGCGCTGCACTATGTCAATAGTTATATTTGCGTTTTTCATCCACGCAGCCTTAACTCCTTTATCTTCTCCTTCTACTCCGGCAATTCTAATAGAAATATCATTTTCAGTCATCCTATATTCCATCTTAGAATCAAATATGGGTATTGTGTTACCTTCATATACAATGCCTGAACCCGCACTAAGTGCTTGTACATATGCTTTGCGAAGTGGTAAATCGTAATCTTTCACTTTGTTTTTAGTTTAAGCATCCTATCAAATAACTTATCTCTAACCAAGAACACATTCTTAAAAAAGTACGGATGAGCTTTTACACCATTCTGTATTATGCTCTTACCGATAAAAAATGCCGCAGTTTTCTGTCGTTGTTCTGTTGCTTTTTTACCGGCTGCTTTTCTGCTATAAGTAGCTGGTCCTTGTCTCAATACTCCTATCTGTTTGCGTTTTACCCACGCTAAAATATTCTCGTTAAAATTACCTGCACTTTTTGGTCCTGGCCCTTTAAACGTAGCTGCATAAGGTGCTATGTCTGGTTGTTCTACCCGGAACTCGCTTTTCGTACCCCACTCCATGTATGCCGCGTAATCTACTTGTACCACTACGGATTGTGATAAATCTCCGGGTATTACCACAATTTTACGCCTCAATTCTGAATTATCTGCTGGCGCGTCTTTAATTGCCAATTTCTGTATTTCCAAAGCACCAGCGTGAATCTCGGCTTTCATACCTGATCTCATCTTAATTGGCAGGAGATTTAAAGTCCTGGCCAAATCATTTATACCGGTTACCTGGATACGTACTGGCATATTAAGTTCCTTCTACTAATACAAATTTCAATAACTTTTTATTCTTTTCATACCTGGAAAAATCCACTATCGCTAAAATACGGTTGTTCCAGACAAATCTTGAATCTTTGGTTATATTGGTATCAAAATCATGACGCCAAAATATGTAAGCAGTGTATTCTGAAATGATACGATCATAACCTTCGGTGGTAGCCCGAAAACCTTCTTTTTTAACAAATAGGCATTTTGTACGCACATAATATTCAAACAATTCGCTGTGCCCACCTGCGTCATCTGCTGTTTTTACTGGATTTTCAATAGAACAAAAATCCGTAAGTTTACCTGCTGTAATTATATTAGCCATCCGCCACGAGCATGATTTTCAATTAGCACTTGGACTGACTTCGATAAGCTAGGTGCATCGTCTAAACCGGCACCGCGATTTTCATATCTGAACGCAATTTCTTCTAATATGGCTTGTTTGAGATCGTGTGGTATATTATCTGCGGTATAACCTACCTGGTAAGTTACATATATCTCGTCGTACCTGGGATATTTTAATTTCTTAAACTGTAGACCGACCAGCTTGTAATCTGACTCATCTAGGGTCACTTCTTCATTGTCTACCACTAAGTAGGTCGAATCATCACGTACCGGCCCGAAAGGCAATTCTATGTCACCCTTCTCATTCCTAAGCATGGCCTGGACGGTTTTACCTACTAGCGATAATCCGGTAGCCTTTTCTATAAGTGCCCGAACCCTGGTGATGAGCTTCGTAAGATATGAATCGTCGTCTGTAAATTCTTCTGATCCAGCTGTATCGAACACCATGTTAAGATGCTGCTTGACGTCAGTAAGTGTCACCGGTTCTACGGTGTCTATCTCAGTGAACAGATGATCCAGCACTGCATTATACGCCGGCTGATGCCGGTTACGATACCCATATGATGAATTATAGCTCATTAATCCAGGCTGATGTCGTCTTTATTTTTCTTACCCTTTGCTTTTTCAAGCTCTTTGGTCATTTCCTTGGATACCTTTTTTACGGACTCACCCTCTCTGATATTAACAGATGATTTTTTTTCTTTAGAAGTTTCTTTTCCGGATTCCTCAGGCTCTTCTACATCCGACTCATCAACGATCTCTACAAGATCGCCTAAGTCTTTTGCAGTACTATTTTTAACCTGCGCAACCTGGCCTTTTCTAAGTGTGCCGTATTCACCTCTGATAGTTTGTTTTGCCTTGATGGTTACCATTTTTAACAGATTGAATAAAGGGAGGGTTCTTAGCCGCTCCCTTTATGATTTTACAATTATATGTCTTAGCTTTAGGAGTTAAGAGGAGTCCCCTATGCGGCGACCCCTCTCTATTTATAGATACATGACCACGGCCAAATTAAGAAGTAATATCGGTGATCGCAGTAGCAAACTCTCCTTTGATGATAGCCGCAGGGCGGTAGATCGGCAGTGCCAACCTTTTCTCAATCACGATTGTGATTAAGTTTTTGATTGCATTATCAGCATGTTGATCGTAGAACCTGATAGAAGTACCAGAACGATCAAAAATCATAGCTGCACGCGGTTGGAATACCAGGAAATCACCGGTCTCAATAGCAGTATGCTCCACGATCTGTACTCCTACTTGCTGACCTAAGTTTACACCATAGTTAGACAAGAACAAGTAATTACCGTTGTCGTCTTTGGTAGACGTCATCAAGAAATAATCATCGGGCGATACCATTGCAACCAATGGTCCACCAATTTTAGAGTTACGCACTTGCTTACGCGCAGCACGCAATACATCAAACCTGTTTGGAGCAGCAACTATAGAAGTACCTGCTGCGAATGCAGTACCCGCAGTATAAAGACCAGTAAGATTCTGGCCGGTACCATCGCCATAAATAATTTGCTGATCTTCTTCAACTGCAAGTTCTTCCATACCGATTTGGGTAAGGAATGATTGCAGGTAAGGAATATCTTCGATCATTTCCTCAGGAATGGTGAAGTACACCGCAATTTTACGCACAGGCGCATCTTCAATAGAAAGATCCACGTCCATTTGCGGTTTGGCTGCGGCCATTGCAGTCATGGCAGGTCCACCTTCACCGCCGTTATGGCGCACGTGACGAATCACGTTGGATGTGGTATTACCTACCGGTAAAAAGTCGCGCATGTGCTGCGGCTCGTATGGAGCAGTCACAATACCTGGCACCCTGGCAGGCTCAATAAAATAAGAACCGGTCAAATTCGACATACTCATATCACCCACGGCCTTAGTGATTTCAATCACAAAACCACGTGCATCGCCTTCTTTGTACTTTTTCAACTTAGCCAGGTTGTCAGACAATCCTTTGCCGAGTAAAGTACCGAAGCTCGCATCCTTATGAGCAATGTTTTGACCCAGGTCAGTTTCTTCTTTAATTTTTTTGTCAATCCAGATTTGGTTCTTATCATTAGCTGTTTTCAGCTTAGTGATTTCACCTTCGAGCTCAGTATTCTTAGCAGTAATACTGTCGATGGATTTCAGTTTGTCTTCCAGCGCTTTAATCTGGATTGCGAAATCTGCTTTCGCTTTTTCTGTGATGGCTGTCTCCAAGCCATTTTTCAGTGCGTCCAGACTTTTCTGGAGTTCTGCTTTTTCTTCTGCTGTCATTTGTAGACCGAGTTTAAATTGTTAGTGTAATTTTTAAATACATCTAACAGCCCACTATTGCTCGGCTCTACTTGCTGAGTGGTAATGACCGGCTCAGTGCAGAGTGTTTTCAAATTAGTTAACTGTTGTTCTATTTTGGAAAATCTTTCGTCAGTGTAGTTGCCCTTACGCAATTTGGTTTCTAACCACTCGATTGCTTCTCTTGCGTCTGATAGGCTCTTAATATCAAGCATTGGAGTATTTTCGTTAGCACCCCATGAGCTAAGCGTGGAGTATTCCCACCATTTCCATTCCAATACCTTTCTTTTGTCAACGGTGTCTCTCTTGACGGGGTTGACACCGACGGAATGTTCCAAAGTTTTCCCGTGCTCAGCATAGAGCTTGTAATCTTCATAGACATCGCGGCCGATTTCTTTTTTAAGATTGATTTGACCGCGCACCTGGAGATGGGGATACATTTCTTTGGCCTCTAACGGTACTCCCAACAAAATAGTTTTGTCGTGATTATAAAACCAACGCAGGCGGTTAAAATTTTCTTTGATCGTCTTGGTATACGATCCTTCCATGGAGATGTCGTCGTCTGAATCAACATTGCCGAATGCGTTAGCAGCGACAGTGATAATACCAGTCTTATCGTCCAGGTCTTTTATTTCAGACTTGTAACATTTGTACATTGATACTTAGTGGTTGCTAAAGACTCTTAATGATTTGTTTTGACTCTTGTATCCTATCATCAATTTCTTGAACGGTGTGTTGTTCTTTCAGTGCTTCGTCTGCATCTTCTTTAAGCGCGAGTTGGTATAAGGCCGCACATTGTATGTTGTGGGCGGATTGAAATGCATTGGCGTAAGCAAACATACCATTCAACTTGTTTTCACATTTGTGGTTTGACCAGAATCCTTTCCCGCCCTTTTTTGAGAACAAGAAAACATAGCCCTTATACCACATACTCTTCAACACTTGATAATGTTCCATAGCTTATAATTTTATAAAATTATGGCTTTTTCTCAATTAAATAACAAAAATTAATTATTTTTTAGTATGAGATCACCATTTTCATCTCTGCGTGGCACTAAAACTATGTTGCAACGACAGTTGATAGTTTCATCTGCTGAACCATTTGGATCACCTGGGAACATAAGACCGTTAGAGAACGGTTCGTTCACTTCGCGGACCTGGCCTTCCAACACGGCATGGCTAGCACGTCTACGGCGGTCATTCACGCTGATCCATTCCTTGTCAACTACGTAATCATATACTTCAGCTGACAAAAATACGCCGTTGTTAGCGGCTTTGACTGACTCAGTACGTACTATTGTCTGAGCCCGGTTTTTCATGCGGAGTTTATCGTTGATTCTAAGCACCATTTCTTGCACTGACCAACCCTTACGCTGACCTTGCTCAATGATACTTAGGATTTGTTTCCTGGTAGTAACTGATATGTTATTTACAGATTCTAGTAGATGTATTCTAAAATACTGAATTATGCGCTCAGTCCACTCCTTATTAAAGCCAAACGTACGTGCCTTAGTAGTAGGCTTGATACGCCGAATTTCATCATAGGACTGGTTAGCACGCTGAAGACCGGCAGTCACGTACATTTTCTGTATGACACCAGTCATTTCCTGGTCCCATTCTGGACGGTCTAGCATCCGGCGGGCATAATCTATGCCGTAGTACTTTAACTCATCCGAGACGCGCCGTATTTGCCTACGGAGCACCTCGTATACTTGCACTACATACTTCTCTTCTAATGCCCGCATTAGCTTATCGAACCTACGAGCATGATATTTACGCTGTGCTTCGGTCATCAGTAATTTCCTGGATCTGGTAGTGGCTCAGTAGTAGGTGAAAGTTGACTAATAGTATATTCTAGTTTTCTAATGTCTGATTCTAGCACCAAGATCTTTTCTTCTTCAGTTGCCACTTTTTCTTTGGCACCAACTAAATCAGCTTGTGCTATTTTCAAAAACAACTTTTTGTCTTTGACAATTTTTTGTAGGTGTTGTACTGCATATTCGTTCATGATCACTTAATTTTTTCTAGCTTATCGAATATTTCTGCGTCAGTGAGATTAGCAAATATAGGCATTAGTGAATGGACAAACATCAGCATGTTTTTTCCTTTCCTGGATATAGTCCTTGGGCAATCACCAGGGAGTATCGGATATTTTACCCGGGCGATCTTCATCAGTTCATGTTCTAAATCACTTCTCCTCATCTGGGTCAAATTTATCTAACTCACTACGAATTTGCTCAGTACCAGCCATTTCCAGTGGTATCGTATTGCTAGTTACGTAGTATTTATCCATCAGTTTATTATCTGGATCTTTATCGCCGCCGGTCATGACACGTTTTTCATTGTAGGTGTAATATGGCATGTTGGCCAGCCTGGTAGCGATAGCAGCCATATCTTCTTGTAGTTCTGGAAATACTGATAGGTCATAGTCGATGTATATGTTATCGCCATACATCTTGGCTACCATGTTCAAATCCTCGCGGATCGAGTTAAGTTCTGGGATAACAGCCCTGGTAATTACCTGCTTGTTCCAGGCCGCAATATTATTGTCAGTCGCATTGGCCGAGGCTTGTAGTAATCCAGGTGGTATACGGTACAGACCTGCGATTTTTTCATTCGCGAATTTCTCTAACTCAATAAGCGACAAATCTGCGGCCGTCATGCCAAACTTGATATATCCCATATCGCCATTGGCCATAGCGATCGTACCAGCTGAGTCACGGCCATTGATAGTCTCATTAAGTTCTTGTCGGATCTGCGCCTTTTTAACCGGGTCTGGTTCTATCTTAGCATCACGCTTGTAGATAAGACCAGAAGCACCACCAGTGTCCATTAGGATCACGCTACGGTCTTCTGCACCAGAACTAAGGGTAACCGTACGACGACCGGCACGCAATGGCGACATGCCCCAGAGATGACTACCGTATTGGTCAAATTCGTAGTTAGGATACCTGGAATGTAGTATATATTCTGCTGGTATGAAGCGCTGTTCATTTACTAAGAATTGGTATTCCAGCACCGAGAACATATGCCGGTCAGCGATGATGGTCATGTGCTGTGGCGGCAAGTTATACAACTCAGTGGGCTTACCTTCATTGGCGCCGGCGTTCAGCTTATTGACAAACATGAAGCGGTTGCCGGTTATGAGCTTAAAACCAGCACACGTCTGGATAAATTCCGCCTGGGTTTGATACCGGTTAGGCTTATCGAGCAGTATATTCATCGGGTGTACCGTATTCTCAGAATATACCATCTCTTTAAGCATCTGGGCACGTACTATGCTTTCTGCTGTGGCTGAAGCACCAGTCCATGCCTTTATCTGCAGATGCTTCTTAACGTCTCTGACGTCATACACCTTAAATGTAGGCAGGGAGCAATTGTTGGTAATCATATTGACACAGGTATACACGGCAGTATTGCCACCATAGCCCTTAGTAATATAATCATCCATTTTCCAGTCACCGGATATGTAGCTGCTGAACGCTTTGCTTAACATATTCTTGAACCAACTATCTTGCCTGGCCCCGGCTTGCATGGCCATCATTACTTGGTTGCTGGTAGGGTCTGGTACCAAATTACGAAATGGTAATAAACTTACTGCTTTTTCAATTAAATTCATTTTGGATTTTTAAAATGCTGTAATGCACAAATTTATTTACCATATGTCCCATTCACCCGGGTCTTCTAACTCAAATTTCTCACGCATCATGAACATATCCATAACGTCTGGTGAACCACCAGCAATGACCTTCATTTCAGCCTTACTAATAATTCTGAGCTTACCGTCCATATCTGGTTTGTCGCGCTTAATAGCACGGCGCTCAATAATCATCTGCTGCCTGACTGTTTTGTCTTTATCATACATCGTGGTAGCCACTTTGTGACTTACCTTGTACTCACCCTTATTAACCCGGTCGCCACTTTTGTAGTAGCACTGTGTTTTCAAATTGTAGTACTGCTCTTTATTTTCGGCCTGTGCGTTATTAACAAACGGTACGGCGTCAACGATAAAACCATCAATGAAGCCACCCACACCGTCGTTGTCGTAGCAGATATGGTGGTTTGCCACTTTGTGTAGCTTGGCCATTGACTGTATACCATCGATAATTTCTTTACCATCAGACTTGTCCATTATAAGTATGTCAATCAACTCAAATCCATACCACACGCCGACGATAAATTTATCCGAACCTTTCAATGCGATGTCAGCCGTAATATAGCGTTCTTTACGTACTACCTCATAGACATTCTCAAACATACCTACGAACCAGGCGTAATCGTAGATGTCATTTTCGTTCAGTACTATCTTCCAATTGCCGTGTAATAGTTGTTGCTTAGACTGCTCATCTTGTGCGTTCAAATTGGCTAAATAGCCAGGGTCTACACTCAGCAATGCCTTATTATCGTATATCGAACCAGATATAAAAGTAAGACTCTTTATGAAATCCTCAGCCCTTAATCCTGATTCTTCTATCATCGGCTGTATCAGATACCAGCCTTTCTCCATTACTTCTTCTCTGGTATCACCCCAGATGTAGTCACCACCGGACCTCATAAACCAACGGATCACACCATCGCGTTTCTTTATCGGAAAGCCGGTTTCTTGGTCAATCCACCACTCGATAAGTTTGGCCACCCAGCTATCCGGGTCGGGGTTGCAAGTCGCACGTACGTATGGCTTGACGCCACACACCGAACGATTTCTAGATAGGAGGTAGAAGAACATGGTTTCTGTGAAGTGTGTAAGCTCGTCGAAACCGATGAACGGGATTTGTGACCCTTGCCAGTCGAGTTTGTTTTTTTCATGTTCAAGATGAGAAAATTTGAGTTTGCAACCAGTCGGGAATTGCCATTCCAAAAACGATTCACGCGGCTTGGCGCCCACATACGGATAAATGTTCTGGCTAGTATCCCAGAGACCACCTTCGTTCTTAATCTGGGGCGACGTGCGCCTAAAGATCACACCACCCCAATTTCTATTGTCAATATGCCGTAGAAATTCCAGTAGTAGCGAATAGGTCTTACCTACACCAGCGGCAGCTCCACCAATGACAATATCAGCCGGCGACGACAAGACTTTCATCTGGTATCCCTTCTGCGGCGTGATTACCTTCAGATCAGTTTTCGCTTCTATCATTATCGGGCAGCTTGAAGATTTGGACCGCGTCAATTTTTTCGCCCTGGCTGGTCATATCGATATTCTCAGTAGGTTTACCAAACCGGTATTCAAAGAATAATTTGACGAATGCAAATTGGTTGGTAGCAAGCCCGATGCGGAGCGCCCGGAAGGCCGCTTCATCAAATTGTTTGAGGCGCTGTACTAACTTTTCTTCTTCTTCTAGCTTTTTCGGCTGTCTGGTAGGTGGGGTACCGGGTGGTTTCTTAGGGGCACCTAACTTCTTCGGCGCAGGCCGGTTGGCTAGGTAGTCATCCCAGTCTTTATACTTTATCGCCATTAGTTTTATCTTTTTTGTACGTGGATACGGCAGGCTTATAGTGAGTGTGACCCCTCTCAGACACGTGTTCACGCTTATTAGCAACACAGGTGACTGTGCCATCTGGTGCTTTTTCAATAGACTGTAACGCGTCTACCAAATCTTCAACGTGAAACCTGACTAAGAGATTGCCATTCTTAATCTCCTTAATAGTCATACCTTCAATAATTGTGCCCATAGTGAAACAAAATTATAATAAATAGATATGATTATAAAAAATTTATTTTTCAGATTAATCAGTGGTTTATATTAGCACTGGCACTTCTGGCATGGAAATAGAAAGGCACTACAGCAATGTGGTGCTTTTTTTATTTAGTCTATACGTTGTGATTATGATCAAACTTTGGTTTATAGTAAATTTCCCGGCAGGCACTTTAGCAGTGTAGTAGCAAAGTGTTTTTCTATTGAACTTAATAGCTACGGCGTACGGCGCATGCATCTTTCGCTTATATTCAAACTTTGGTTTTTAGTAAAAATTCCAAGAGGCACTTTTACATTCAAACTTGGTTACAATAAAAAATTCTGCCAGATGCTTATTTGGAATATTGAAAAATGACTTTTTGCTAAATATTGAATTATTTATATATTTTATAATTTGAATATAAACTTTATTATATATTAATTTATTCAAATACGAAAAGTTATTAACAATTTGAAAATAA